TTCGACGTGATAGATGGCGCGGCGCCGGGAGCTCGCCTTCGGACAGTAGGTGACCCTAACTTCGTGATCCGGGATGGCATTCCTGTACTCGGAAGCAAGAGAGGACAGCAATTCGCGCGTTGGCGTGCGGCCCTTCACGGCAGTGCCAATCGCTATCATTGCCAATCGCCACTCGGGGAAGTCCATGCGTCCTTGCTCAATTCACAGTCCAAGGCGGTTCTATCATGGTCTGCGGGGTCTAGGCTTCTTCGCTTCGGGGAACGTCTGCCGAGCCACAGATTTGCCGGTCCCTAAGGAGTGCCTTTTCTAACATTCCACAAGCCGTTCCGCTCCCCGGCGGAAAGCAATCACGGCAAGCCAAGGTCTAGCGCAGTCTGCAGCGCAAGCGGCGGACGGTCGGTCGAATCCGAATGCGCATCTGGCGTTGTTGGCCGAAGTCGCGCGCACCGCTCGGCCGTAGTCTCCGCCCATGTCCGAAAGTCGCTACTTCGCCGTCGCCGCAGGCGGTGTCGCCTTCAAGGGTACAGTTTGGCATGTGATCGATCGCCAGACCGGCCAGGATGCGATTGAGCTGGAAGGTCGCGAGGTCGGTGAGGAGCGCGCCCGACAACTCGCCCGCGTCCTGAACCTGAATGCCAGGGCCGGAAACATCCCTGCTTTCGAGGGCAAGGGCTGGGACCGGCAGGATGCCGACCTGATCGCCTACGTCGAATGCGACCGTCCGCGCGATCGCGCTGCGCCTGGCCTGGCTGGGCCGGTGCTGGTCAGCGGCCGCCAATGGGAATGCGTCGACGTCTTGCGCGGCCCGCTGCCCGGAAAGCCGATGTGGATCGGCGAGCCGATCGGCCTGGTGGTGCGGGAGCTGCTGGCAGAATGACCGGGCTTTGGCACCATCCGCCCGGCACGCTGCGGGCGCTGCTGGCGACGTTCAAGAACCAGTACGTGATCTGCCGCCAGTGCCGACGCTACATGCCGCTTCGGTGCGAGACCAAGGATCTCGACCGCCCCTACAAGCCCTGCCCCTTCAGGTGCAGCTTCTGCAAACAGCGGGGCGCGATCGTGTTCGAAGTGCCGGAGGGCTTCAGCCCTGTCGGCCAGGATCTCGGACCGCCGAGGCACCGGCCGTCGTTCTAGCCAAGCCGCTCGATCAGCGTAGGATCGGGCCATGGCAGACGAACTCGTTACCCTGGTCGAAAAGACCCTCGGGGTCGCTGACGATCTCCTACGGAACAGCTTCGAAGGAAAGGACGTCGACCACGTCATCTTGGCGGTTCTGCCCGACGGCGCGGCCGTGATCAGGAGCAACTGCGGGCCGAAGATGCTCCGGCACCTGGCAGGTCTGCTGGTCGAGATTGCTGATCAGCACACGCCACCGGCCGATCGGACGAAGCGGCACTAGCGCGAAAGGCTGCGGACTGTGTGCCAGTAGGCCAGCGACCCGCAGAGGGCTGGCAGCATCATCTTCCAGACCGGCCAGCCAAGCCTATTCTCCAATGCCGTCTGACCGTCTCCGAGAGTGAAGTTGTCGACCGCCTCTAGCCCACAGGCTGCAACCACTGCAGCCAGCAGGCCTGCAATCGCATAACTTGGTAGAGACGTCATTCTGAGGCGCCCTGTCGCCCAAATGGTCAGCGCAAGGGGTGCACTCAGAGCCACTACACCTAACAGGCCGAAGATCATCTTCACGAAGACGATGATAAGGAGCGCCTGCATCGAGAAGTAATCCCAGAGAGGCCCGGGTTTTGCCCCCAGGTGACTGTTGCAGGCCAGCAGGACGATCTCCTGCACAACGAAGCCTGCAAAGACTATCGACATCGAAAACACGTAACTGAAGAGTGCCACGGCCTCGGTGGAGTACTTGCGCGGAGCGCTCGGCTTCGTCACCGACATGATTCAGGCCTTTGCCGTCGCCTTCTTCTTCGCCGCCGGCTTCTTCGGTGCCGCCTTGGGTACGGCCGCAGCCTTTGCTGCCGCAGCCTCACCTTCGGCCTTCAGCTCGAGCGGCAGCAGCACAATCACGCCCGGCTTGGCCGGAACCTGCAGCTTCAGCGCCTCCTCCATCGGCGCGGTGAGCCAGGTCTCAATCTCGTCCTTCGACGTCAGAATCAGCGGCGTCGCCTTCTCGTGGATCGGCTTCACGACATCGGCTGGGGCGGTCGTCAGGAACGAATAGAGACTGTGCTGGCCAACGTCAGGTTTCGCCTTCGTCCCCCGATCACCAGTCCAGGTGCGCCAGATCCCAGCGAACAGGAACAGCGATCCATCCGGCCGGGCAAACCACCGGTTCACCGACGGTGTCCCGCTGACCTGCATGCCGGTGTTCTTGTCGGGCTCTGCGAACTTCACGACCGGCACCAGGCAGCGGCCGCCGACATCCTGGCCTACCTTGACCGTTGTCGCCTTGAGCCAGGGCTTCCAAAACCCCGATGTCGTGTTGCGCACGTTGGTGACATAGCCGCCGCCGGGAATGTTCGGCGGTTTCGGGAAGCCCCAGAGCATGTCCTTGAAATCGATCGCGCCCGCCTCGTCCGGCACCATCACCGGTGCCTCGCCGTTCGGGTAGACGTTCATCACGTCCCGGAAGTTCCGGCCGATCAACTGACGGTGCCGCATCAGGCCCGCCACCTCGTCCCGGCTGAGCCGGACCGTGTAGAGGTTGCACATCCCGCGAGCTTAGCGGTCGTCTGGCCCCAGCGGAAAGCCCCCCTCGATCTGGAACCCGCCGTAATCAGCCTCATCGACATCATCGGGGTCAGATGGGATTCCATCGGGCTGGAGATAGGTGACCTCCTCGCCATACAGACGAGCGCTTTCGATGCTGGCGACCCGGCGATCGCGAATGGCACACAGACGGTCGTGCAGCAGCCGATCGAACACGAACGTGGCCGATGACTGGCACTCACCGGTGACGGGCACCTCAGGCAGCGCACCGACCAAGTCACGGACCTTCTGCGCATCGTCCTCGCGCGCAAAGGCGAGCCAGACCGTCGACCAGTCTTCGAACATCTGGACCGCATAGTCGCCGGCCAACTCCAGGGAAGCGACCGCCCAAGCCAATGAGGAATAGCAGCCCGGCTCGTCACGCAAATATTCGTCGCCGGGAATCGGCTCCTCTTGGTCGAGGTGACCGACGATGACATGCGGCACGGGGTGTCGCTTGAGGAAGGCGTCCCGCGTGAGGGTCGATGGGATTCGGACGATCATGGTCGCCTCACGATATTGAAAGCCGCTGCAGGTACGCCTGCAGCTCGGGCAGATCGGTGCCAGCCTCGAAGACACGAAGCTCCGGATCACAGGGATTGGCGACTTGCTCGTCGTAGCCTTCGGGAACGATCTCGACCCTGACGCTCGTATCCTCGGGGTCGCTGAAATCGCGAAGTAGCGCGAAGCAATAGAGACGCGCCCACCGCCCGTCGCGGAGCGCGAGAGTGAAGCCGCCGCTCCATACCTCCCAGTCTTCGCCGTGCCATGCCTGCACGACGCGCAACACGTCCTCGGGCTTGAAGCCATCCCTTTCGAAGTCGAGAAGATGCAGGCCGCCGGCCAGGCCGCTCATCCATCGAGATGCATCGTGGTAGCGCCAATCGTGCTCTCGCGCCCATTGGTCGGCGATCGCGAGGTACTTGCTCCGGATCCCCGGCATGTTGTCGTTCGGAGCGCGGGACGTCAGATCCTGTTGCATGATCAACCTCCTCCTAGCTTGAGCGGCGTCTGCTCGACGCGCGGCGGGGCCGGCCACTTCGCGATACCGGACTTGTCCAGCCAGGCCTGCATGGCCTTCGCCTTCTCGGCCGTGTCGAAGCGGATGATGCGGGCGTACCAGCCTTCCTTACGGGTACCGGCATGGATCATTGATTCGGAGTCATCGGCGATCTCCGCGATCACGGCATCGAGCCGCCGTCGGTCGGACGGCCGCAGCACATCCTCGCGGTGATAGATCGCCCGGTGGGGCAGTCGCTTCTGCTGCGCAGCGAACGAGTTCACCGAACGGCGCACCATCAGACGTTCCTCATGAAGGCCTGCATTCGGGATCGCTTCTCGAAGCGCTCGGCCTCGAAGTCGCGCGAGCCGCACTTCCCGCAGTAGAGGCCGGCCTCTTCCAGCGTTCGCATATCGCCGTACTGAGCCTTCGCCTTCTGCGCGGTCAGCAGGGCGTGACGCATGCAATGGTGGCAGAGGATGCCGATCGGATAGGTGGCGAGGGCGACTTCGTGAAGGGTCATGGGGTCCGTCCACAGCCTGTTGCTAAGGCGGACTCCTATGAGAACATTAATAGAACATCAAGAACAAAAAGATAACTACCACAGGCAGTTAGGCCAGCACTGACAGCACGACGAAATGTGGGATCTGAGGGTCATTTGCTCGCGGTGCATTCGATGCGATGCAAGGGAGATTTAATGCTGCCGACATTGCGGCCAACGCTCATCGTTCTTACAGCTTGCCCTACGATGTGCAGTCATGGCGGCGGCGAAGCCCCGAGCGAGTGGGAGGGCGAGTATCTGTGCGAGCGCTTGTCGGCAAGGTCATCGGAGGCATGCTGGCGGCATGCTTGGTTGCGGCCTGTGGGCCTCCCCCACCCCCAGATGTAAATGACGTCGCGGGTCAAGATGCACTGCATGCCTGGATGCGCAAAGGGGTGACGCGAGAGTACGTCCGAAGCCTTTACGCAAAACGACCTCAATTCTCGACTTTGAAGGTTGAAGAGGTCGGCACGATATTCTTCGACCCGGATGGTCGGCTCACATTCGCCTTCGACCGGAAGAGCAACAAAATCGAACTGCCCATCAATGGCCGCATAGAAAAAGGAATGCCGATCCAGGAAGTCCAAAGACTACTCGGTAGGGCCGCACTTCTTTGCGACAACTATCAAACGAACTGGCGGAATGACTATTATTGCTTCTCCGATGGCAAGTTGGTAACCAAAGAGGTCTCGCACGGCCCCGTCACTTGACCGCTATTCAAGGTCGGTCGTCGTCCTCGATCTCCAGGACAAGAGTGCGTTCGTGGTCGTAAACGAGATCGCTGAGGCCATCGTGCAGGAGCGGCTGCTGAAAGCAGGCATCGAAACCTACAAGCCTGCCACCCCGGCCGAAACCGGCGCCTACCTGAAACAGGAAGTCGAGCGTTACAAGGCCTACCAGAGCGAGCTGGGTGACCGGCTCACCAAATAGGCCGACTCGACCGGGCGCTTCAGGACCGCTCGCCCCGGCACGCCCGCACCTGGTCCCTGAGCCGGCCATAGTCCGGCATGAACTGCCCGACCACGATCCCGTCGCGGCCGAGCAGCTTCCGGATCTCGTCCATCTCATCCGCTGCCGCCTCCTGCTGCTGGCGGCTGTACTCGACCTCCCGCGGACAGGCCGCCGGCGGGCTAGAATTTGCCGTCGCGCAGGCGCCGATCGACAGCATCAGGGGTACGAGGACCGCGAGCGTCCGCGTCATTGATCTTCTCCTGGGTCTTGATGGTCTCGGCGTTCTGGTCGGCGCGCTCGGCGTCTCGGCCCGCCTGTTTGAGCTTGCCGATCGCCAGCAGCAAGGCCCCGAGAAACGCAGCGGCGGCCGCCAGGCCAGCCACGATCTTAGCCCCGAGGCCTGACAGGTTCGGGAGCCACGGCATCAGACAACGCCCTGCCGAGCCATCTCGAGCCGCGTGCGGCGGATCGACAACGAGTACCAGAGCAACAGGCCCCCGCCCGCGATCATGATGCCGCCAATCACCGCGGCTAGCCGCCAGTCCATGCCGGCGAAGGCCGTCACAATCGGAGATGCTGCTCCGACTGCCGCCAAGGTCGAAGCGCTCACAGCGCCTCGGTTGGCATCCTTGATGATGGTCGAGTCCTTTGGGTTGGGGTTCACGATGTTGCCGTCCGGCTTGACCTCGTACCCCTTGGGCGCGTCTACCTCGCCGCGCTCCATGCGTGCCGTGTAGCCCTTCACGGTCCGTAAGATCGAGCTGAGCTTAGGGGCATAGTCCGGGTCGGTGGCATAGCCGGCGCGCTTCAAGGCCACGAAATACCCTTCGTCGCTGGCTGCATCGAACACGCCGGCCGTGCGGTAGCGGCTGTTCTCTTCCAGGAACCGGAAGTGATCGGCGAAGCTGTCCGCGATGCTGTCATAGTCGCGGAAGTCGTCGAATATCTGGACGTTCCGGCCGTCGACATGCTCCCAGGTGAGAACCTGCTGGGTCTTGCCCGTCCAGTTCCCGGAGGCCTTGATGCCGAAGATGTTGTTGCCAATGGCGGACTTGCCCCAGCCGGTCTCGAGGGCGGCCTGCGCAATGAGGGCTTCAGGCGAACGGCCGAGCTTGCGGGCCGTTGGCTCCGCCCCCGGCATCAGCTTCGCCACCCATTCGGCCCGAGCCTTGTCGCCGCTGTTCTGCGGCGGGTTCATGATGCGATAAACGATGGTCATTTAGTTCCTACCTTCGCTGCCACTGCTGTCTTTGCTGTTCCTCGGCCGGGGCCGGAACGCTTGGCGTCATGCGCCACACCTGCCGCTGCAGATCTCCGATCTTCTCGTCCTGTTGGTCGTTTCGCTTCTCTATCGCGTCCAGCCGGGCACCTTGGTGGACTTGGGTAGTTGTCAGACCAGAGAAGCCGATCTTGAGCGCGGTGATATCTGCAGCGGTTTCCTTGACCGTTGTCAGAATCAGCCAAGCAAGCGCCGTCGTGGCAGCCACGCCTACTGCTACCCACCAGCGGTACGCCTGCATGCCCGGGCTGGCCTTGGCCGCAGCGTCACTCATGGCGCCGTCGGGCCTCTCGCTTCCCAAGCAAAGGTGAACGTGGCCGAGGCGCTGGTGGTCAGCGTGAAATCGGTCGCGCCGACCGCAGATACCCACCAGCGAATCCCCGAGCCGGGATCGCCTGTCGGCCGAACATCGATCCCGCTCGCGACGGGCGTCTCGTTCAGGCCGTGAGCCACGTTGACCGAAGTGGCGCTCGAGATAGAGCCGGTGCCGCGCTTGACGTTCGTATAACCGCGGACATCGATTTTCACGTCAGAGGTCGTTCGCCCATTGGCGATGGTTCCGGTAACATTGCCAGTGCAATCAGTCGCGCTGACAGTGATGTGGTCCCCGCCCGTCCCGATCAGCCGAATGCCGTAGTTCTGCAGGTTTGCGACGGTGTTGAGAATGTGACCTGGCCCCGAGAACCCTCCAGTGATCGCAACATTCGAAACCCCAGCGCCGATGTCGATGCCAGCTTGCAGCCCACTCCCTGCGACCGAATTCTGACCGACGTTCGGATTGGCAATGCCGACATGGTGGATGCTGCCGCTGCTCACCTCGAAAGAGAAGCCAGACCCGGTGTTGTTGGCGACGATGGGGTTGGAAAACGACAGACCAACTATGCGCGAGTTCGCGTCTCCGCCAGGAATTACCGAGATACCATGACGAGTCGGATCCGATCGATCGCCGGCGCCGTTAGAGCAGGCCCACTGGTTGTTGAAGACGTGGCCGGCCACGATCCCGCCGCCCGTCCACAATTTCAAGCCATGGTACTCGCAGGTGTCGACGACGCAGGAATCCCACTGCCCGGCAACAACGAAGTTATAGCAATAGAATGAGACACCGCTAGCGGCGGACTGCAGCGGCGGGCTGATTGTGATCGAGTTCGCCGTCACGGCCACAATCTGACCGAAGACCCCAGAACCAGAAATAATCATTCCCGTGTTGAGGCCGCTTGTATTGATGTTGTCGATCAGGCCGGACGGCGTCCCGACGGATCCATGTGTATCGCCTGTCCGGGTCGCGCCGAATGGGAAGGTCACGATGCCGTCATGGCAGTCGGCGATTGAGACGTTGCGGACGTTGATACCGCTGCAGCTGAAAATTGAGATCCCGGCACCGCCGGCGCCATGTATCTGGACGTCGTTGATTACGACGCCCTGTACCAATGCGCCACCAGGGCCGACGACAATCGCGTCGTGCTGATTGTTGCCGAAATCGCAGGTATCGATCTGGTTGATGTAGTTGTAGGCGCCGCCGGTGATCCTGACCACATCGTAGTGATTCGGATTGTTTCGCAGCATCCGCGCTGTAGCGAAGTGAAGATTATTGAGATGGAGCGCAGCTGAGCCGGGCGCCTTCAGAACGTCGGCCCAAAAAGTAAAGTTGCTGATTTCGAAGTTGTCGGTGCCGTGCCCAGGCTGGCCCGTTGCTTCGACACTGTGCCCGTTGGCAAATGTATCGACCAACACTGTGCCGCGCATACTGCCGCCTCGAAGTCTGATACCGGGCGAGGTGATCGTGATGGTGGAATCGCTGTACCAGAACCCCTCTGGAACGAAAATTTCCGCGCCGTCTGCGTGGTTGGCCGCGACGTAGTCGATGGCTTTCTGGATAGACGCTCCCTTGCAGTCTCCCCACCACGAGGCGTTGTAGGTCCCGTCGTACACGCGGTGCCAACGCCTATGAAGACTGTCGACGATGACCATTGCACCATCCTCGGCCGAGGTGGTGTCGGTCGGATTCCAGGCGAACACACCGCCGCCCCTGTCGCCGAACGTCTCCCTAGACTTGATCAGAACCGTAGTGGCCGGCCCAGAGTAGAGTCTCAGATCAGCTAAGCTTTCGGCAACGAAGGCGGACGAGCCCGCGTCAACGATGCTGGTGCCGCTGAACGTGAGGTTCGACGTGCCGATGACCGGATTGACGGTCGCCAGCTCGTAGATCGTCCAGCCATTCGGATTGCTCGAGCCGCCGGTGACGAGCACCAGCGTTCCTTGCACGACGTCGCGAGGGCCATTGAAGTCCAGGGCGCGCTGCCATTCGCCAGTGTCGGCCTGGTATATGCCGTTCTCACTGGCGTCTGTCTGGGCGCGCACCAAGACTCGATCGCCAGCCGACAGCGCCACGCCGTCAACCGTTTGTAGGCCATCCAGGGTGATGTTTCCTGTCGTGGCCACTCGACTCGGCACCTTGATAGCCGCGCCGCCGAACAGGCCAAGGCGGCGATCGACGGCGGTCACGAGCTGGGCTCCGACGTTGCCGCCGCCTGCCTTTTGGCCCGCTTGGCAAACTTGAGTTCAAGCGCGGCACGCGCAGCGCGCTCCTGCTCGAGTTGAATTTCCAGGCCGCGGACCTGGATCAGGAGATGCCCCAGCAGCTCTTTCACGTCTTTCTCGGTGATCATGTCAGGCTGCCCCTCAACCGGCCCAGGCAGGGATGGCGTAGTTCACGCCGCCAATGACGACCTTCAACCAATGCCCAGGGTTTCCGGCTGTCGGGGCATTGCTAAGCGTGCCGGTCTGAGCGCCCGAGCCGCTGGTCTGGCTCGTGAACTTGAGAGCGCGATCGACCGCCATGGTCAGGGCGCCGGAAAGCAGACTTTCGGCCGTGCTGTCCGAGTGGATGGCGCGGTTGGTAGTCGTGCCGCCGCCGCCCGAGCCGCCGTTGCCCGTGATGTGGATACCGTAGTTGGTGGTCGTGCCGGCGCCAGAGCCGGCATTCATCTCCACACGAACGCCCGTGTTCGTGACGGTGCCCCCAGCGGCAGCCGAGATGGCGCCGTTCACGCCGGATCCGGTGGAGATTGCGGCGTTGTTGACTGACCCACTCGAAATGCCGTTGCCGTTACCGGGATAGTTGGCGTAGACCGCGCGTGCCGTGGCTTGTGCTGCGCCCGAGTTATTCACCTGGGCCTGGAGACCGATGATGGTAGTGGCGGTTCCAGTATAGCCGGCAGACAGAGTAAGGGTTGCGGTCAGACCACGTACATCGCCGGCATTGACTGCAGATGTCCCGAGCGTCGTCCCAACGATGACACCTTGACCATTGCCAGCACTAGCCCCGGTGGGCACCACGGTAGGGCTGAGCGAAATAGCAGACCAAGCATTCGCGGTGGACGAGAAATTCCACGTCGGTGACAGGCTGAACATCGGCGTGATGGAGGTCGTGTAGCTCGACGTGTCTGAGAGCCCCGTCCCGCCCCAGGACGGCGCGCCAGCAAGGGCGCGTCGAACCGACTCCCTCGTCACGCCGACCATTCGGCTCACTGGTCGAACTCCATGACAAGCGAGGCCGTGAAGACTTCCTGCGCAATAGGCGTGTAGGCGTCCCCGACGCGGACCAGGCCATAGACCGTCGTGGGATCACCAACGTACTCGCGCTGGATCACGCCGGAGATCGGCACGAGCAGCCCCACAGAGCCGTCCTTCATGCCGTAGAGCACGCCCTCATAGATCGCGATGACGTCGGCGGAATTGTTGACGTTCGCGTCAAACGACCCGTTGTCGCCCGTCGTCGAAACCGTTGGCGATGCCGAGAAGAGGTAGATTCGGAATGTCGCTCCGGTCGCGCCCGTCTTGTGCAGACGAATAGCCGGAGCATCGAAGGGACGGCTTCCCGAGGTCCCCCAGCTCAGCGGCGTGACGCTGCCGGCGGTCGCGCTGTTGGCGACCAGGTCGCCGGCCGCGTAGGCTGTCGTGTCGTTTGGGCGAGTGAAGCTGCTGACTTTGCGGCTGTATTGACGCCCGTTTGCCGCAGTCCCTGATCCGATCGCCGCCATGCCCTGTCTCCCAATACGCTACGCGGGATTGGGAACAGTCTAGGCGCGCCGGGCCCGATCCCCGGCATTTGGTCTCTATTTATGTGGGGGCGTCACATTCTCTTGTCGGCTGGCGCCATCGAGTGTTGCTTTGAACAAGGAAACGCAGCCGCCATGGCCGCCAGATAAATCTGCGCTGTCGGCATGTGGCGGACCTCAGGATTGTCCTGCAGGAACTTCACCAGAATGTCCTTCTTCTGGCGCCCAGTCGTGCTGTCCGGCGAGCACTCCAATGCCTTGGTGATGCCGCTCAGATTCAGCACGAGCAACGTTTCGTCCATGCCGAGCGTGTACTGTATGCAGACCGCTCGACTAACCGGGTTCTCATCTGTGCAGGCGGCAAGATATCCGTTGCCTGTAAACAGGCTTTTCACTTCCTGCGCGGCCACAGGATTTGACGCCAGCAGCGCCACCGCGAGGATCTTCCTCAATACCCCTCCTCGCCCCACGCAGATAGTTTACCGAGCCGCTCGCCCAAAATCTATCTCGCGCGGCGAGCTCGCCCCGGGGCGCCAGTAGAATCTTGTGCTCTGCTCCTTCTGCGCCCGCTCATCCATTCGACTGAAGGTGCTGGCCGCATCCGGGTCCGCCATCTTGGTCAGCGTGTCCCAGATCAGCCGATCCATAGCCAAGCGCGTGTACCAGAGGTCAGGCGTGTACTTGTTGGCAAAGCGCACGGCCTCACGGCCTGCATGGTGATCGCGGCCAGCAATGCTGTCCTGGATGTTGCCCTGGCTCAGGCCCTGCAGGTCCAGCATGAAGCCGGCGCCAGGCGGCAGGAGCCGTGCGGCATCGCCGATCCGCTGGGCACTGAACATGGCCTTGATCTGGTCGCCAAGGATGCCGCCAGCACCGCCCTGTGCCCAGGCTTGCGCCCAGAACTTGGCGCGGCCCATCGGCTCCGGATCCTTGCCGGCGGCGATGTTCTTGAGTTGCAGGCTGAGCGCCCCCAGCACGGTCGTCGTGATCATCAGCGACGCCAGATACTGCCCACGGAACCACTGGCCTTCGCCATCTCGCAACCCTTCCATGGCCCGGAAGGAGTGCATCATGAACGACGCCATGGGGAAGCCCTTATACTGGGCTGCGCCGCGCAGCAGCTCGCTCTCCCACGTACCCGGCCGCGTGCCACCCACCACGAGCGCGCGGGTGACCGCATTACCTTCCGGCACCGCCGTCCGCTGGATCCCAGCAATGGCGCCCAGCAGCTTCACCGCTGCGTTGCGCTCTTCGGGCGAGCCCTCTCGCGCCAGCTTCGCCGGATCGAGGAACCCGCGATCGAGCGCCTTGGCCCTGACGGCCTCCCAATCGGCTTCGTTGATCCCGTAGGTCTGGAGCGTCCGGCGGTCGATCCGCTCGAGCTGGCCCCACGACTTCCCAGCTTGCTCACCAAGCCGAGCCTGTACCTGGGCGCCGATGGCATCCCGCAGGATCTGCGTGTGATGCGCCAAGCCTTGAGCTCGGATCACTACCTCGGCCATTCGTCCGGTGACGCGGGACAGGCCGTTCAGAGCCGCGTCGACCTTGCCGCCCGCACCTTGCCGGCTGGCCACGTCGCCGATGGCGTCACGTGCAGCGTCGTGCAGGCCGCGCAGCCCAACCTCAAGGATCAGTCCCGACCTCATGGCCTCCGCGCGATCGGCGGCGCTCCGGGGGCTCAGCCGTCCCACGTAATCCGACATGATCTTGCTCATATCGAGCCCGTGCCAGGACGCCGTCGCCTTCGTGAAACCGAAGTCGGACGGCGCCGATAGGATAGCCTGCCCGAGCTGTACGCTGCTCAGGAACTGCCGGAAAGCCTGGGCGCCCATGGCCAGGCGCTGGGAGACCGGGGCGCCGGCCTTGCCGCTGCCGATCTCATAGATGGCGTTCAGCTTGTTCGCCCAGAACCGGGAGCCGCCTTCCTTCTGGTACATCTGGATCAGTGTGCGGGCCGCTCGGTCAGGATCCGGCCCCAGCACCTGGGCGACGGCCAAATCCCGGCTGATGCCGTCGATGTGGCGGACCATCAGCTCGCCGACGGCATCGTCGCCCACGCCAAAGGTGCCATTGAACTCCCGCCACGCGTCGTCCGACGTCCATTCGAAAGCGCGGCGCCGGCCGTAGCGGTCCGCCAGCGTGGAACCTCTGACGACTCCGGGCTCAATCGCGGCATCGCCGCCCGTCGTGATGTTCGTATAGGCCTTGCGCAGGATGTCCCGGACCCGCGCGTCATCTGGCCCCGGCGTCAGCCGCGCCTCGCCATCGGCCTGCCAGTCGCGCATGGCGAGCTTTCCTTGCCGCCACCACGTTTCCATCTGATCGATGAAGCCGCCTTCGCCAACCGACCGGACCGCCGCACTGTCGAAGTGCTGCGGAAGCCGCCAGTCCTCCATCTTCCCGACTGGCACGCCGGCACGGCGCATGCCGTCCATCCACCAGTTGATGGCCTCGTTCCAGGCCTTGGCTCCTTGCTTGGCCGCGGCGTCACCAACATCACGGCCATAGAGCGCACTGACGACATGCCGGGGAAGTATTGCATTCTGACGCAGCCCGAAGAGTTTGCTCTGCACGCCGGCCAAGAAGTCCGACATGATGCTCTGCATGGTGGCAAGGTTGCCGCGGTGCTGCAGGCCTATGCTGTGCCCGCTGCCCTCGCCTGCCACACGCTCGCCGAACACGTCGGTCAGGCCGAAGCCAGTGCCTCGGCTATTGGCCTTGGCGCCTTCCCAAGCACGATCAATGGCCAGGATGCTCTGCTGGACCTGAGCGCGAGTCGACGTCGCCCGCTTCTCCATGGCCTTAGCCGCTTCGGTCGTTGCGAAGATGTATGCTTCGGGGCCAGCCATGCCGCGCTCTGCCGCCAAAGCTTCGGCATCCTTCATCCTCTGGCGGTATTCCGCGGCGCCCTTCTCAGAGAGCGTACCGGCCTTCACGGCGGCGGCCAGGCAGTCATCGATCGCCATTACAAGGCTCCAATCGCGCAGTTGAGGGCGGCCTGGGCGTCCTTCGCCATCCGGTCGGCATCCTCGAACGCTTCGCGCGCCGACATGGTGCGGCCGTCAATCTCCATCTCAAGATCGGGCCGGCCCTTGATAACCCGAGCAGCCTCAAGGTCGAGTGCCTTCTGGACTTCGGGGCTGACAGCCTGCTCTGAAGCTCGAGCCGACGGCGGCGCCTCTCCCGCGGCTCGGAAATCCGGCCGCACTCCGTCCGGCACAACATCGCGCACCACACGGGCCTGACGCATCATCTCAGCCCGCGCCAGCATGGGGCCAATGTCCGGCGCCTGCGGGAACCCCATCTCGGCAAGCGCCGGCTGCATGTCCTGTCGGATCTCCAGCTTGTCGAGCTTGCTCCGCAGGAAATCGACCTCACGCTTCGCATCTCCGGCCGCCAACGCCCGCTCGCGCATCAAGCCCGCCCGCTCCTCCTCGATCTGGCGAAGGGTCGCGGCATGCTCGGGAAATAGATCGCGGCGAGCGGCGCGCAGATCAGCACCGAGTGCCGGCCCGACCGATTCCAGGATCATGTCGCGCTCGCGCTCCAGATCCTGACGGACCGCGCGGCGAAGGCCCTTAGCCGTCAACCGTTGCTCGATGTCCTGCAGGCGGGCTGCCGTGTCGATATCGGCAACGTCCGACACTCCGATCTGCTCAGTTTCCCGCTGAATAGCCGCAACGCGGTCGTCCAGGGCGCGAATCTTGGCGTCCACCTCGTCGACCTTCTGAAAGCTGGCCGGCTTGAGTTCACGCACGATCGGCTCCAACTCGCTGTCCGGGAGCGCTCGCACGCGATCGAGGGCCGTCGTCAGCCCATCCAGGCCTTGCGCTCGGATGGTCTCTGGCGCCTGCAAAGCGCGCCCCACGGCCGTCAGGGCCGTGTCGCCGCCGCGCGTCAGGTCGGCCAAGTCGACAGGCCGGCCACGCATGACGGCGTCCATGGCGTTGCCCTGGTAGCGCTCGTGCAGCATGGGATCGATGCCAAGGCGGTTCTGACCGCTATAGAGTGCATCGGCCTCGATTACCCGGAAGGCGTCGCGGACCTCGAGCGGAGCTTGAGCACGCACCGACTCCGGCAGGCCTAGCCATTTGAGGTGCAGCGCTCGAACGCCGCCGCCGATCAGGGCGCCGAAGGCGCCCGCGCCCGCGATGTTGGTCAGCGACTCGCCCAGCGACGGGGCCGTTCCAACTTCGCTTCGGGACGCCGCGTCCAGCCCCTCGGCGATAGCCTGGAGGCCGGCATTGGCCGTCGCCTGGAAGGCAGCCTCCCGGCCCACGTTGGCGAGAAACGTTCGCCCGATCGATGACGCAGCAGCCGACGGGAGCCGAGTAACTGGGATGGCTAGGCCAACCACGCCATGCGGCGTCGCTGTCTCCAGGATGGTGCTGGCCAGGAAATTGCCGACGCCGTTTCCGGTGTCCACGTAGGACCCGGCCCGCTCTCGGCGACGCGTCGCCTCCTCTGCGATATAGCGGTCGATATTCTCGGGATCGAACAGCGCATCGTTGCCGGCGGCCCGCGCCATGCGCGCGGCATTGATGATCTGGTTCTGGCGGTTCTGGCGAATTTCCGGAATCGGCACCGCGACGCCATCCTTGAACAGTTCATCCGGCGTCGGCGGGTCCAGCGGATTGGCGAAGCGCTCACCGGTGGCCTGGTAGAGCTCGTCGGTGCTGCGCTGCCACATGTCGCGACGGGTGCCCTCGAGCCGGAAATACCGGTCAGGAGCGAAAGTCTCCGCAGCCGTTGCCTCGACGCGCTCGCCTAGAGTGCGCGGTACCGTCTGCAGCGGATTTGGAGCGCTGCGGTCCGCCTGAGCGGCATACAGATCCAGCAAGCCCATTTCAGCGCCCCGACAGGCTCGGCGCCCGGATATAGTCCGGCGCGTTGGGGTCGCGACTGCCGAGGGGTGCGGAGCGCTGCAGAAGGCCCTTGGCGTCCAGCAGCCAGGCGCTGCCGGTCTGCGGGTTCACGACTTCAGAGAGGTCGCCATTCCGGCGCGGGTCGGGCACGCGGACCTTGTAGACACCGTCGGCGACGTTGGTCAGGACACCGCGGCGGCGGATGAGATCGGCTGTAATCGGATCGCCTTCCGTGGTGCGCAATCCGTCCGTGTCGCCATTGGTGAGCCTGCCTAGCAGGCCGTCGAACTCGTAGCGGGTCATCCCGCGGACAGGTGGCAGGAGCGCCTGGCCGTTGTGCAGGATCGACTGACCCATGACTGCGGTGATCGACTTATCGAGGATTTCCGGGTCGGTCTTCTCGCCCTGCCGGCCGGCGCGGTTCATCTGGTAGACGTAGTGGGCGGCCACGGCATCGGCGACGACGGCCGGCACCTTGGCGCCCATGTCTGCGAAGACATTGCCGACACGGTCCTGCAACGCCTGCTGCCAGGCATCCGACGTCGTCGCCGGCTTACGGCCCGAGGCCCCCGCCTCCTTGATGAGCTGAGCGCCCCGCAGGATCTGATCGGCGACCACCGCCTGGTCAGGCGCGCGATCGGCATAGAAAGACATCGCGGCCGCGTAGGATCGGCTCAAGGGGTCTCCTGCGTTGCCCTTGCCGGCCAGTGCCGCGGCTACCTTGGGCACCATCTCAGGCGGCAGAGACGACAGGGTCGTCATGATCCGGCGCTGTTGATCCGGCGCCCCGGCATCCAAAGCGTTGCGCAGTTCGGAGATTTCCGCGCCGCTGAACGGCAGGACATCTATGCCGCCTCGCAGGGCGCTGATCTGCCGGGCCTGCTGGGCCTTGATCGCGAGCGTCGCCGACACGTTATCGGGCGTGTCGCCCCAGTTCATGGGCACTGCCTTGCCGACATTGGCATAGAGATCGGTTCCGGCCTTGTAGGGGTCGGCATTGAACGCGGCCTGCTGTCTCTGCACAGCGCTGGTCATCAGATCGTAGAGCTGAAGCTGCTGAGCCGTCGCCTGCCCGCTGTCGGCGGCCACCTTGAGGTCCGTGATGGTGCGATCTGTAGCCGTGCGGTCCTGCTGCAATGCCGAATTGGTCTGCGCGGCGTTCTCGTAGAACTGAGCGACCTTACGGGCGCCTTCCGAGTCACCGCCGGAATTGAAGGCTTCGATTGCCATGCGAGCCTGTTTCTGCAGTCCCTCCGGCGCCACGTTGTCCGTGAATGCCTTTTTCAGGACATCGAACGCCTCGTTGCCGCGCGCACGGGCCTCGGTGCGGGCCTTGTTGTCGCCGCTGATCAATCCCTGGGCGACCTGCTTCGGCAGCCCCTCAAGCACCTGCTCGATCATCGCGCGCTGCGCGTCGCTCGCCGAGGTCGCGAAGGTCTTGAGTGTGCTTTCCATGGCAGCCAGGACACGGAAGCGCGCGGCCTTCGCCGCGTCCCCGATCGCCGCATAATTGTCGGCGAAGGTCTGCAGCGTGCCGTCCTTGTAGGACGATGGATCAAGGATCGCCGATGTGATGACCGCTTGCGCCTGTCCGTCGAGCTGCTTGGTCGTGGCCGTGCGGAGAGCCTCCATTGCTGCGCTCTGCTTCTCAATCTTGGCATAGGCCGCGGCCTTCACAGCAGTCGGCAGGTCCGTCCGGTTCAGCAGGTCGAGCTGGGCCGTCTTCACGTCCGCCTTGCCGCCGAAGCTTGCCGCATACCCCTGGACACGGGAGACATATTCGCGCGTCTCGGCCGGGATGGCGTCGGGATTAGCACCCTTCTTCAGCCAGTTGTCGACGTTGCCAGGCCCCCAGTTGTAGGCCATCAAGGCCAGCCGTTCGTTGCCGTCATACTTCACGAGCTGCTGCTTCAGGTACCGGAAGCCGCCCGGTACTGCCTGTTGAGGATCGAGTGGGTTCGTCACTCCCAGGTCCTTGGCCGTTCCCGGCATGAGCTGGGTGAGGCCGCTCGCGCCGGCCGATGACACGGCATTGGGGTTTCCGCCGCTCTCCTGAGAGATCAGACCGTAGCCCAGCGCTTCAGGAATCCCCGTATCTCCGGCCGCCTTCTTGATCAGCGGATCGTACTGGCGCACGGCCTGTGGGACCTGAAGCCCCAGGTAGGACTGCGCGACATTGTCGGCGTCGAGATCGGTCGCCGCGCTCTTCAGGCGGGCCGTGAGCTGAACCCGGTCGTTCCCGTCCAGGCTAGAGGCCACGCGATCGAACATCTGAAGAGCGCCGCGATTGTTGCCATTTGCGAGCTGGATCTCAATGGCCGTACGAAAGACGTTGCTGCGGGCTGCAGCGGCAAGTGCATCTCCAGGCAAGCCGAGCTGTGCCGCGCGCTTCAGGGCCGCTCGTTCCGCACGGACAGCGAGGCCCATGACCTTGGCGGGGTCATCGGCAGCCTGAGCAACCTCGTTCAGAGTGCCGGTCTGCGTGTTCTTGTAAGTCGCGCCCTCAAACTCCTCGCTCTGCCCGGCCATGTAGACCGCGAGGTCGTGCTTGAAGCCAATACCCTCCTTCGCCGCGGCGGTCTGAAAGAGCTGGCGGGCACGCGGAGAGACCAGCTTGCCGCCGATGGCGTCCGCCTGCTTCTGCAACCCGGCAGGCAGCTCGTCCAGGAGCGGTTGGCCGCCTGGGCCGGGCTTCAGGACGTCGCCGCCCTTGAAGCGCCGAAAGCCCTTCTCGGGGTCATAGGTCAGGTCCTGGCGGGCCTGCCGAAGCTGGTTCAGCGCATCCTGAGCCGCCGTCTCGTCGAGCTGCTTGCCCAGTTGGTCGACCGACTGCGCGGCCTGCTGCGTCTGCCGGCCCTGCTCGTAGAGGGTCTGGGCCTCCTCGGTCCCGATTGGGGCTGCCTGCACGGTGCGATAGCTGGCGACCGACGGTTCGACGTTCGGCGTGCGCCGCTGGACATCCGCCACGGACGGAAAGGTGGCCATCAGGTCAACTCGCCATCGAGGTCAAAGCCCGGCGCCCACCCGCCCGGCATTCTGGCCGCCGCCGATCTGCCAGCCCCTCCGGCTGAGAAATCCATAGGCGAGCTCGAGCTGATACCGGGCGCGGGCCCGGAGCCGTACTTGCCGGCCAGTGACAGACCGCTGAACAGCACATTGCCGATACCCGTGGCCATGGTGTTGTTTGCCCGGTCGTACATGGCGCTTCGCGTGCGGCTGGCTGAAGCCACGTCGGTCTGACCCTGCCAGCGCTGCGTGGTGGCCTCGTAGCGGTTGAGGTCCGCCTGATACCGGCGATCGGTGGCCCGCACATCGCCCTCATAGAGGGCGGTATCGAGCGCCAGATTGCCTTCACCCAGCAGGCCCGCGACGAGGCTGGTGTCGACACCTGCACCGGATGACGCCATGACAGCCTGAGCCCGGCTCGCGGCGATCGTCGCCCGGCGCTTGTCCTCCAGACCCTTTCGCTGCGCCGCGGCCTGATCCGCATTGGCCTGGTTCTGGCGCTGTAATGCCTCGTTCTCCAGTCGCTTGGCCTCGGCCTCGCGCTGCTGCTGGCGGATCAGCGCGTTCTGGTAGGCAACCTCTCCCGCCTGGCGTTGTGCCTCGGCCTGCTGGCCGGCGCCGATGATGCCCATGCCTATGGAGCCGACAGAAGCAGCGGCGCCGGCAATGGCCATGATCTCCAGGCCGGTGAGGCGGACACCGGCCGCAATTGCCGGCGACACATGAGCGTGAGCGTAGCGCCAACCGATCATGTTGCCCTCACCATGACACGCCCGCCTGGAACCTCCGCCCCCGTCGGCACGAACCCGACGCGCCGCAGCAGATCGGCCGCCAGCGGCTCCTCTCGATTCTCGATCGCGAAGACCGTCACCGGTGAGGCGTCCATCATATCGACCATGGCGCGCACGGCCTGCACGAGGACCCGCCTGTGCGGCCGCAGTTCCTCGCTGAACTCGGAAAAGGCAAAGACATGGCCCTCATCTCGATAGAGCCCGCAGACGCCCAGTGGCCTGCCTTCATCGACACAGATCAGCCCCTGGAAGGTGTGGGGCGGCTTCTGCCCGTAGTAGGCTTCCGCGAGTTCGCGCGTGGCGGGGATCAGGACCGGCTTCATTCCGCCTGCTCCACCATTGCCAAGCCCATCACTGTGCAGGGCCGCGGGCTCGCCGCCTCGAGACAGAGCCGCGGATCGGTGCCCCACCGGCCAGGGAATGTGAAAGGATCGGTATCGAGTTCCTGCCAGATCGTGCCTTCCGGCGTCTTCGCGCCGTGCTCGACCAGCGGCAGGTCGTCCATGTCGCCATCGTCGAACGACGGGCCGTATTTGAGGCCCTGATAGTGCGAGTAGGCCAGCACGAGGCCGATGGCATCGATCTTCTTGCGCATGGTCAGCATGACCGCCTGCCATTCCTGAACGGCGCGCTTGCTGCTCTTATAACGGGCCTTGTAAGGCAGCCCGGCGCACCAGGGGCCGTTCAGCGTCTCATCCGGCGTGATGCTGCCGGCATCGACCTTGTAGGTGCCCAGATCCTTGCCGTTGCCCCACAGGCAAACGGTTTCGCCATCGAGGTGCGACAGGCCGGACAAGGTCGTGGCCGCCGTCGCGGTGCCGACGATATGGCAGTCGGCGAGCCGGGTGTCGGCGGCGCCCTGTCCTTGCACTTCGGTCGCCCAGCGTTCGCGAAAGCGCTTGGTCTGTCCGTCGATGGTGCGGCGCACCGTGTAATAGACACGGTCTTCCCGGCGCGAACCCGGGGCGCCGCGCAGCACCACGACGTCCTCGATAAAGCCTCCCGGCGTCTCGACCTCGACCCAGCAGGTGACGTTCTCAAGCTTGTCGAGCACCAGCACCGCGGCCGTGCCGTCGCCCCGCACGAAATGCAGCCGGCGGTCGGGGAACCGCTGGAAGGCACGACGGACGAAGCCGGTATTGCCGATCTCCGGGACGAGTGCCGTAAGATCGCCCGGTGGACCGTAGTTGGCCGATGCCTCATCCAACGCGCTCTCATAGACTCGGCTTTCGTTTCCTCCGACATAGACAGCCGAAGTATCGACGCGCACGGCCGGCACGAAGCAGGTACCCACGTCGCCGATCGGCTTCAAGCCGAACCGCGTTTGCGTCAGGGGTTCGTCGATCGACGATGACCGGGCGACCTTCACCACGCTCTCCAGGCCCAGCAGCAGGTTATTGGCCGAGAGCGACCAGTTCACGATGTCGACTGCCCCATCACCCAGGGTGCGCCGAATAGGGGCGCTGTCGCCTTCCACGGTCGGATCGAAGCTGTCGAGCTGGTCGGGGACAGACCCCCACTCCATGCCCTTGCCCTGCCAGTGCAAGCGACCATCGTGCTCGCTCACGGCAGACGGATAACCACGGCGGGGCGACCAGTCCCCTTCCTGCCAGTCCTGGGTGTACTGGCTGGCGCGGCCCAGCGCCCTCAGGACGGAGGCCGAGGCTGTGGTCCCGTTCGCCACGCCGGTCACCCGCACGATGCCGCTGATCGAGCCTGCCGAATAGGTGAGCGTGGCTGTGATGTTGTCTCCCGGCACGTAATCGCCAGCCTTGATGCCGAGCCGATAGTAGATGATCTGATTGTCTAAGCCGTCCGTCGAAGGGCCGGTGACCGGTGCCGTGTAGGGAAAGATATCCACCCAATCGCCAGGTTCCGCCACAGAACGCTGGGCGGTCACCGTTGACCCCGAGAACGTGCCGGATATTGCAACATTAAAGGTGCGCCCACTGCCAACGCCGGTCACCCGGATCGGATCGGTGAACACATTGTCGGAGGTCATGTTGCGTGTGACTTCCTGACCGGCCGAGGGCAGCTTGAATAGCGCACCGACGTGGCCTTGTGTAAAGAAAGCCCGGTCGGCCTCCAAGGTGATATCGCCAGTCAGAGCCGAGCCACGAAGCCTTGTCGGCGTCGTATTGAGATCCCGGAACGGGCCATCCTCCGGGGCATACTCGACCACCGACCAGGACCGAGGGCTATCGGCGCCCTGCCGCTCAATCCGCTTCTGTTGGATGCCCTTGCAGGCCACAAACGTCACGTCGTTGATGCGAACCGTCCGGATGTATTGGAGATCAGCAGCGGCCCATGGCGTGGGAACCACCATATCCGCCGCAGCCTGACCCAGCGTCACGCTGTCGATCAGAGTTGCGTTGTCTCGGCTGTTCGAGAGCCGGACGTACATTGTCCCGCCAGGCGGCGTAACGCCGAAGCTGTGATTGCCGGCCCGGATTGTGCGATCGGCCAGGATCTGGTCGCCACCCTCGCTGGTGCCCACACGGAGCACGGCCGAGCCTCTCGCCACCACAATCTGCAGGCTGTGCTCGACACCAGTTTCCACGACGGCGATGGACCGATCGCGGATAGCCGAGGCCGCCCCCGTCCCCAGCAGGGAGAGGTAGCCGCCGCTGGCAAAGGCAGAGGTGGCGCCGCTCTCGTCGTTGTCCTTCCAGTAGCCGACGTCGGTCGCATCGATGAATGTGGACGCAAAATCCGAACTGGCTACGAAAGCCGCCCCGTTCCAGCGATTGAACTTGCTGGTCACCGCCGGCCGACGGACGATCACGTCATCGATCTGCACGCGCATGGCGCCATCCGTGAGCTCGATAATCGCAGTATCGGACGACGTGTACTCGAAATCGATGTCCTTGGACGGCAGATCGTTGCGGGTGGTCGTCACCATTCCAAGTCCAGGGCGCAGCATCATCGGCCCCAGCGCCCGCGGCATCCAGTTGCGCTGGATCTCCGCCGACAGCGACATGCGCTTGAGGTCGATGCGCGCCAACGACAGCGGCGACACCATGCCCCTGTTGAAGGAAAGGAGGGCGTGAAGCTGCTGGGGCACGCCCTACCCCATCAGACGGCTGCGGCCGCCGCGATCCCAGCGCCCGAGGCGACCGCCGCGACGAGCCTGCACCCAGGAACCCGGCGGCGGGAACGTCGTCGGGTCCTCCATGGCGTCGGTGTTTGCGGCCTGGTCCAGTCTCTGCTTGGCCAGCTTCAGCAAGTCGTTCCGACTGGCCTTCGATCCCGTGAGCCGGCCCGCGACCAGTGAGGCGAGATGCGTCTCGACGTAGAGGACGAAGTTGGCCGGCCACTGCGAGATGTCACCGCCATAGAGCGTGTCATCGCTCACATACGAGACGTAGATCGGCTCGATGTCTGCGAACCAGAAGCCGGCCTCGTAGCGGTAATGGAGCAGCGGCACCTGCTGGTATTCGTCGCTCCATACTCCGCAGGTCCGGCAGTGATCCTCCGGCTTGCCGAAGGCGTTGCGATAGCCGAAGTCGGGCTCGATCGACGGATCGGGTGACAGCTCGACCGTTCGCCGGCCAAACCGCCACTGCCGCTGACCCAGCACGAAACGCACCAGGCCCTCGCCGTCATTCCAGACGTCATCAAGAAGTCGGCGTGGCTCGCGGTTCTCAGACAGCGAGCCAAGCTTTCGCTCCTGGCACTCCCGAAGGGCGCCGTTATAGATGCTGAGCCGATCGACCCCCATGGACGGCGCCTACGCCGCCTGAGCCTGCTGACCGGGCTGGCCCTGGCTCTGCACCCAGGCCTCCGCCTCGGCTTTCGTCTCCAGGCGCTCGACCATGACGGCGGCATCGGAACGGCGCTTCACCGACCACTTCGCCGAGGGACCGCGATAGGTGACCTCGTAGGCCTCGACTTCGGTGAGTTCGCTGGCGGCCTTGTCAGCCTTCTCCAGGTCGACGAAGCGCATCATGGCCACCTTGGCCTCGAGGCGGCTGGCCGTGCGGACCATCAGCTCGGCGAACCACGCGCCGTCGGCGGCAGTGACCTCGATGCGGTCACGCGGCTTCAGGCGACCGGCGACATGGGACCAGAAAGCCGGCTGCAGCAGCGCCTTGGGACCGACGGCCTTTTCGACGGTGAGGTCCCAGACGTTGCGGCGGTACTCGGCTTCACGAAGGGTGACAGGCTTCAAGACTGCGTTCTCCTTTGACGTGGAAATGCCGCCACCACCACGGAACGCTACGCGGTGAGGGCGGCGGCATCCCAGTTGCCCGTCGACGGATGCCGACAGGACTCTCAGAGCCCGCAGGGTGCGGGCTAAGTGATGTTCAGCCCGGCCGACAGGGTCGAGCCGCTCGCGTCGACGGCCGTCAGGCGATGCAGGGAGATCATCGGCGTCGCGGTATCGTTCACGACCACGATGTCCCCGACCTTCATGCCGAGGCCGAGCGCGTTGGTGAAATATCCGGCGTCGTCGACGGTCGCCTTCGGGTCGGCCGAGACGTATTCCCAGGTCTGACCGGCCCCGTAGAGGCCGGCGCTGTCGACCAGGCGCGGAGGATTGGAAGTGCTGTAGCTCATGGTCGATCCTCCTACTGGGCCGCGTAGGCAGAGCCGTCATGGTTGATCACAACCACGCCGATGTTCTGCAGCAGCTTGGAGCCGAAGAAGCCCGAGGCGCGCGCCCACGAGTAGTCCTGCTCCTCGTCGTACCCGATCGGGGTCTGCAGGGTTTCCATGTCGATCGCGTGCCCGATGGCGTCGCGGTGGTACATCAGGCACTTCTCGGCCGCGGTACCCTTGCCGGTCAGGTTCGGATGGACGATCCAGGTCACGCCCGCCCACATGAACGACGTGAAGACGCCGCCCTTGCCGTCGAACGGCATGCGCGAGGTGTAGTTCGCCGAGCCGAACTCCTTCGTCTGCATCAGGTAGGCCTCGGCGGCCGGCGTGATGAGCGCGAAGAGATTGCCGTCGGCGGGCACCGAGTTGTTGCCCAGGATGGTCTTGGCGTAGACCGCGAGGTCGAGGGACATCGTGGTCGCCGCACCGGTGTCCTGCGTGCCCTGCTCGAGTTGGCCGATGATGTCGCTGTCGATCTTGCGATTGACGACGGCCATCGTAGTTTCCTGCATCAGCTGGCGCTGATTGCCCTGCGAGGCAAAGACATTGAACCGGGTCTTGCGGACCAGGTCATGCCACTCCTGCAGCGCGCAGGAGTGCTGCGTGTTGTCGTCGGCGCGGGCCGGGATCAGGCCGTTGACGCCGCGGGTGACCGCGGTGGCGCCGCCGGAGCCGGCGACCAGGAAGACGGCAGTATTGCCGCGCACATCGGCCTCGGTCGTCACGGTCTTGCGGACCAGCGTCTCCCGAGCCTCGAAAGCCGCGACGTACTCATCCCGGTATTGTGTTTTAAAGGCGGTATCGCTCACTGTGAGAGCTCCCGATGAAAGGTTGTGAACCTCTCCGCGTCGGGGTGGCCTCGCTCACCGTTGCCGGGGTGACCTTGATGGTGCCGGCTATTGGCGCTGGGAGCCTCAGCAGGATCAGCGGGCGAAAGGATACGCCTGCCGTGTATGTTCCTTAAAACTTGGTCTCTATTTCCGCTGCGCCATCTTGGACTGCGCGTCGAGCAGTTCGCGATAGCGCAACTGATGCTTTGCCGAGTTGGGGCCCTTGTAATATTCGCTGCCGGGGGTAGCCATCAGCTTTTTCAGGTTGCCGATCTCCGTTTCCATGGCCTGGGCGGAGTTCGTGCCAGAGCCAGGCACCACCGTTGCCGCCGGGTTGATCTCCCGCTGCATGCGGTTCGCCCACTTGATCAGGGAGGCGTCGGCGAAGATGAGGCGGCCGTCGGCATCTCGCGCAGTGCTGAAGCGACCGTAGAGGTCGTCGCCCATGCTCTTCCACAGCTCGTCGGCGATGCGAGCCTCCATGCCGAGGCTTCCACCCCACTCACCGGCAAGCGTGTCGAGGTTCTCCTTCTTGTAGCCGGCGTCGGCTTCCTCGCGGGCTGCGATCTGCGCCTGCTGCAGCTGGTCGTACCAGCCCAGCATGGGCTTCAGGTATTCGCCGGGGATGTTGGCCTCGTGGGCAGCCTTGGTGAAGCTGTCCAGCACCGGCTTGTCGGCCTCGCCCCAGACATGGCCATTGCCGAGGGCCACATCGTACTTGTCGGCCGCCTCGGGCACGCCGATCTCCTTGCGGTACTCGGCAAGCTGTTCGGCCGTGGCATTCTCGGGCAGCTTCGGTTTCTGGAAGCCCTGGCTGATCTTCTTGCGGGCCTCAGAGCGCGCGCGATTCACCTCAGCCGGTGAACTGTAGCGATCGAGCTCCTTCAGCATGGCTTCGTCGTCGCCAGCCATGAGGTTCCGCCAGTTGTCCGGCCAATCGCCGCCCGGGGCCGGCGTGGGATTGGGCTGAGGCGCTGGCGTCGGGCTCGGCTGGGGCGCCGGGGACGGTGCAGGAGTTGGGCTGGGAGCAGGCGTAGGCGCGGGCGCCGGGGTCGGACTGGGCGTTGGAGCGGGACTCGGTGAGGGGTCAGACATGTGCGTTCATCCTTGCTTGGTGCGCTGCTCTTTCAGCAGCAGGTCGCGAGTGCTCACGGAGAGCAACTCGACGATCTTCTGGCCCGGGAAGCGCCGGCCGGCCGCGAAGGCCGAGGCGTCGGGTTCGCCGGGGTGGAACGTGACATCGTAGGTCGCGCAGCAATGGCGGATGATCCAATCCAGGGCGCGTTTCTGCTGCACCTCGTCGGCGGCGCCGCGGGCAACGGCCTGCAAGGCCGAAACGTCAGCGACCTCGTACTCGACGCGGAAATACGGCGGCGTCTTCCGGGTCACGGCGGGGAGCTGCCGTTGCCGCGATTGCGGGCGCTGTTCGGCCATGCGTTCAGCTCAGCCCATAGCCCGGCAATGCCTCACTGGCCGTCGCTGCAGCCTCGGCGCCGGTCTTCGCGATCTGTGTGCCTTGAGCCATCAGCGCCAGCAGCTTCTCCTGCTGCTGTTGGGCCTGCTGGCTCTGAATCATCTGATCGACGGTGTCCTCGGTCCGCAGCCAGTCAGCCGGTGCAACAGCCAAAAGGACATCGCGTGTCGCCTTCTGGCCGTCGACGATCATGGCCGTGGTCGGGTCGAGCTGCGTCGCCGTGGAAATGATCTGACTAGCCTCCACGAACTGGCCGGCCTTGGCGCGATCTGCGGCTTCGCGCAACGGGCTCTCGAACTGGAAGCGAATCTCGCTCCCCTGGATGCTCTTCGGCACGCTCTGGCGCATCTCCGGCGAGTTCATCATCAGGGTCGTGAAGACGTCGTCGCATAGTGCGGCGTTGTAGTCCTGCTCCATGGGCTCGAAGAGCGGCAGGGCGTTGCGAATGTATTCCTGGACGCGCTGGCCGACCTCATAGGCCGTCATCTCAGGGCCGCCCACCGGGGGCAGGTCGAGCTTGGACAGGAAGAAGGCGTCCTTGAGCGACTGCTTGATGTCTCGCGAAAGCTCGATGCCGAACTGCAGGCCCGACTTGTCGATCGTCATCGGCCGCAGGGCCTCGCCCAGCTTCTCGTCGTACTCCTCGCTGACCCAAGTCGTGCCGCCGGCATAGGTCGCGATGTCCGAGCGGACAACGTCCTGTGTGGCGATCAGCGGCGGGTTCACGGCCTTCTCGCCGGCTTCCAGCAACACGAGCGTAATGGCCTGCAGCAGCCGGGAATCAGGAAGCGCGGCAACGGTGGCCGGGCTGTGGGCATACTGGCTGCCGCTGACGGTCTGCCAGCGCGGGATCGTGTAGCGGCGCGTCCACTGCCCGACGCACTCCATCTCATGCTCGTTGTCGATATCGATGAACAGCGAAACGAAGGGCTGGCGGATCGGCTTGGCGCCCGGCATCTCGCGATAGATGTCGGACGGCAGAATCACGTGCCAGACGTTGAATTCGCAGTATGGGTCCGGGTTCCTCTGGGTCAGCTTCTCAGCCACCTTGCGATGGATGCGATCGCCGAACAGCCGGCGGAGATCCAAGGCCGTGGGCTTCCAGCGGCGATAGATTGTGTCGATCTTGCCGGTGACGCTCTCGCACCAGGCCACATCGCGCAGATGCCAGTTGCGGAACAGCAGATGCGGGGTCTTGCCGTCGCGCGGCCGATACAGGTCGTGCTCGATCACGCCCTGCCCGAAGGTCGCGAAGTCGTGATCGGTTTCCTTCGTGGCTCGCGTGAACTGCGCCAGCGGGTCGTACATGGCGTTCCGCTGCAGGTCGGTCGCCCACTCCAGCCACTGGCGGGCATCGGTGACTTCCTTGTCCGGCCGGCTGCTGCGGACGTGGAACCACGGCTTGGCCGTCGGGCGCAGCATGGCCGAGAAGGAATTGCCGAGGTCGCGACGAGTCACCACCGGATAGCTGCTCATCAGGTGAGCGGCCATGTCCTCACCCAGGGTGCGCGTGACCGTGAAGTCGGCCCGCTCCGGGTAGAACTGCTCGGCCAGACACTGAAACAGCGTCATCAGGCTCCCGCGCTTGTCGAAAAGCTGCGAGCCCTGCCGGCGGACCTCATCGATCATCGCCTTGCGGCTGATACTGTCGGTGGCGGCGTCGAGCGGCATGGTGGCTATGCCTCCGCGGCGGCCATGGCGCACGGCGGCAGGTGCGGCCAGGTATAGGGCTGACCACAGCCAGGGCAGCCCGACATGCGCCGGACAGAGCCGGCACGATTGACGACCATCAACGGGTTCGTGGCGCGCTCCAGAGAGGCGGCAATGGCCTCCAAGGCCTCGGCGCCGTGGACGCTGGCCTCCGGTCCCGACAAGGCCTTCAGGGCTGCAGCGATGCGCTCCAGGGCGACAGCGGTCCGTGTAGCTGCGGTTGCTTCGGTCACACTCACCCCAACGTGTCGCTGTCGCTGCCGATGATCGTGGCAGCGCGCGTGGTGGAACCGGCGCGGCGCCGAGCAAGCTGACGCTCGGCCTCGCGCTTCTGGGCCTCGGGGTCGGCCTGCGGCATGACCACGGGCGGCGGCGGCGCTGGTGCGGGCGGCGGCGGTGCCGGAGCGGGCTCCTGTTTCGGTGCCCCACCTCCAAAGAGACCGGCCATGGCTATACTCCCTCGTGTGCGGTCATCGCCCGATGCTCCTGCGAACGGCCTGATGGCCCATGATGGTCTGCGGCCGCCGGCTGGCAGCGGCCTGGAAGCCGCCGCGAACATGCTGTTGCTTGAGGCCGCCAGACCACGCCATGACCACGGCATCGCCACGGTCAGTGCTGCGGCCGAGGCGTGCGCAGACGTCCTCCTTGCTCTCGACCTTCACGGCCATGCCTCCCTTGTGGCTAACAGGCTCCCAGGTCGGGGCCGTGAGGTCGGCCACCATTAGCGGGTCATTCGGCAGGGCGATGGGCGAGCCGCCCGGCTGATCGGGGTCCAAAGCCTCGCGGAATCGCCAGATCACTTCGGACCGCTTGTTAACGAACGACATCTGGCGGTCGCGCGTGCGGCCCGTGGCGCTGGCTGCGCCCTTATAGCCGTCAACGTCGATGCTGTTGGTCTTCAGGTGCTCGAAGATCCCGCCGCCATAGCCACCACCCAGGTCGACGATGACCTTGGCTTCGTCCCGTCGATGGCTGACGACGATGCCGGCGCAGTAGGTGCCGATTCGGTCCTTGGGGATGTCCTTCCCCGCCACCTCGATCATCGGGGCGTACCAGGCGTCGTGCCGACGGGCGATCGTCATCGGATCATCGCCACCGCCCGAGGCGTCCACGGCCATGGCGCACATGGGAACACCGGCCGGCGGGTTGGCCGTCCAGCGCTTCTGGGCCTCGACGATCCACGCCGATGGGATCACCTGCCATTCGTCGTCCTTGCGGGCGGCCATGAAATTGCCGTCGCGAATGGCCGAGCGCAGCGGCTCCGGCAGGGCGTCGAGCTGGGCCTGGTAGTTCGTCCGAATCAGGTAGGGATTGTCGCGCAGCTCGGCCGGGATGAAGGTCCGGGAGTGCGGCAGGACGGCCTTGGCGACGCCGGGGAACTGGTAGAGCTCGGGGCCGTCGACCTCAAAATCCTTGCCGTCAGGGTCCGTCACGTACCAGCGAAGCTCACCCGCCTTCGCCTGCTTCGGGTGCGTGATGTCCAGCCAGGGCCGGAACATGCCGACGATCCACTGGCCGTCAGCCGTCACCGGCGGATTGCTGGGCAGGATGGCCCGCGTCCGCTGCCCCTCGACCGTGGAGCGCAGCCAGCCCAGATGAAACCGAATCTGCATCTCGAGGAACTGGCAGGCCTCGTCGAACACCTTGAGGTCGAAGGGTTGGCCCTGCCAGGACTGTTCGTCGCCCAGGCGCTGGTTGGCGCCGAAGCGGATCAGGCGATCATCCGGTGTCGTCAGCTTGGGCGGCGGCGAGCCGTTGAAACCCGACCGTGTGCCGTTGATCTCCAGCGCCCGGTCGATCAGTGCGCCCAAGTCGGTGTACTGGCGGCGAAGGATCAGGCTGCGGCGATGGGCGGTGAAAGCGAGGCCGAGGCCGAGTTCGCTCTTCCCGCCCCCGCCCTGGCCGCCATACAGCAGCACGTCGGCCTTGCAGAAGTAAGCGTCCGTCTGCGGACCAGGGTTGGGGATCCAGCGCATCCCGGCCGTGGCCTTCGCGGCCATCTGCGTGGCCGCAGCCAGCTCTTCCGGCTTCATGGCCCCGAGGCGGGCCACGAGCTGGTCAAGTAGGCCGGAGGATGCGCCGGAAGCCTGCATCAGGCCCGCTCGACCGACAGCAGGTCGAGCCGGCAGCTGTCGCCGCTGCTCTGCGCCGACCAGGTCGCCGTGACCACGATGTCCAGATCGGCCGTCGTATCGACGGTCGTCGAGGCCTTGAAGTTCATATTGAGGGCCGAGCCGGCGGCGTTGGGATTGGCCGGTGACTTACCCCAGCCGACGAAGGTCCCAGTGGCGCCGATCGTGCGGAACACCAGTTCGAACTCACCGGAAAAGATGTCGTTGTTGGCGACGTCGCGGGCCGCCAGAGACAGCAGCGCCGTACCGGAAACGCCGCCGATCTTCAGGGCGATCGCCAGCGTGTCGGTCGAGTTCGTGGCCGTAGCGATGCCCTGAAAGGCGATCTTGAGCCTGGTGCCGGCCCGGACCGTGTTCTTCTTCAGCGTGTACTTCACGTCGAAGGCGGTCTCAGCCGTCGTGTTGCTGACCGCCGTGGAAGCCGCCGTATTGACGTAGGACAGGCCCGAATAGACCAGGTCGAGCTGCTTGTTCACCAGCTCACCGGCCTTGGTCATGCCCAGGATGCGCCCCCACAGGGACCGCAGGTAGTTCGGTGCAAAAGCCATAACGCTACTCCATGTGCTTGTTGCTTCAGTGCTTTTCGGGAGTTGGGGCCGGAGCCCCTGGTGCCTCGCCGGCCAGCGCACCGCTGGTCAGGAGGAACGCGAGTTTGCGGGCGAGCTCGAGCGGCGGAAGCGGCTTGTCGTTCTCGTCGACGAGCTTGTGATTGGCGGTCGTCTCGATCTTGTCGCCGTAGATCTTTGGGAGAGCCTTCGAGAGCATCCACTTCCGTGCGTCGATCTGCAGGCGCCGATGCTCGATCATGTCGCCGGTCCGGGTTTCTGTGCCCTTCTCGCTCTCCTTGACGGTCACGCCCTGTTGCGGCGTGTCGGCGATGTCCTTGATCTCATCAAACCAACTGGCGTAGCCAATCTTCCTCGCCGTGTCGTACTGCGGGGAAAACTCTTCGTTCTCCAGCGCCCAGGTCCGTACGGTGCGCTCATCCGGCATGTGGTCGTCACGGCAGATCGCCCGCAGGGTCTCCCCCGCAGCAAGGCGACGGCAGATCTCAACCGCGAGTTCAGGCGTGTAAAGGGACGGCCGACCGGGGCCTTTAGGGGTATCCTCGACCATGCGCCGGACAGGATAAGCCCGGGCAGCACAATCATAGGTGTTTGGTCCTTACTGACTATTTACGCACAGGCTACGTCGTAGCAGATTTAGCCAATGCCACGATCGAGGCGCCGCCGCCCCAAACCTCCTCCGCCACCACCACCAAAGGAACCTTGGAGCCGCCGTGCGAAGACCGCGCTGACATCGTGGTGGGGTATCGGTGGTGTTATCGTGGCAATGGTGACCGGAGGCTGGCAGGCCTACGAGGCGATCACTCCCACAATCAAGATATCCGGCTCTTCGGCAAGTGTTCCATTCGGCTTTCCGTTTTCCCTGAAGAATGGTTGGCTGCCAATCGCAAACATCCGAGCGCAATGCGTTGTAAACAAAGCTCGCGTTGGCGTTGGCGCCGTCATCAATACAGAAGTCATCAACATCAAAGCCGACATCGACTCGCCGGTTACTCTTGCAGTTCGAGATCAGAGAAACCTTCGATGCCCAATCCGCATTCCGGGCGCGGCGCTAAACAACGCTCAAATAACCGTTGTCGTCTCTTATAGCATTGTCAGCATTCCCTGGAGCATTGGCGAGAAATACAGTTGGGTTGCTGCCGGTTCGGATTCGAAATGGATTGAAGGCCACTAGTTGGGAGTGCAGCAAACTCACACTGCCTTCTGCGCAGGCCGTCGCGCTGTCCACCCGGTCCAGGCGCCACCATGGGGCCGGATTCTGCGTCGCTTGGGATCGGCTCGGCCGTATTCCTCAATCTCGATCAGCCCGCGATCGCGCATGCCTGAGAGGTAGTTCCAGATCCGGCGCCGCGGGAGGCCGGTCCACTCCATGACTTCCTTACGGGTTGGACATGGGCACCCGGCATGAGCCTCGATCATCTGGATCAGCACCTGGTCTAGGCGCGTGACCGACAGGTCGGATCGAAGGGTGAATGGAAGTACGACCTCCCGGTCGTTCTCGGCTGCCTTTGTCACCAGCCCCCCGCTGAGCAATTGATGCTCAGCCATTAGGGGAAAGTGTGCCTTGGTGGTTCAAGGTGTGACTTCTCTTTCAACCGAGTAGATTTACCACCAGGGTGGGAGATCCAGCTCAATGACGGAAAGCAAATTCGATTACCTCGTCAATGTGTCCGAAGCCGCGTTTCAGAGCATGGTGATTGCGACGATCGAAAGCTACCTTGTCCACGGCCGGATCAACCAACGGCGGCGAAACCACAGGGAAACCTATGGTCTGCTTTGGGGCTATGAGACGAAGACCACAGGGGGACAAACTTGCTTTAACGTCGAAGTTGCAACCGTCGACGCAAATGCCGACCGTTCAGGCAACTCCGTGCACCCGTCCGACAATCTGGAAGTCGTTAACGAGACAATTCCTGCCTATTGGCCAAACTTAAGATATCTAGGAGACTTTCACAGTCATCCCTATCGGCCAACTGAACCCTGGCCGCAGAGGCCATTCCTTTCGGAAGCGGATCGCCGATCTGTCGAGAATAACGAAAATGCTGCCCGAACTCGCTTCAGCGTAGCTTTGCTGCTCACAATCCAAAAGCTCGCGAAGCAAGCATGGAAAGCGCCTGAATTCCCTCACGGGAACACTCTTGAGTTCCGTATGAATAAGCTCCGGCTCAGCCTCGCTGCCTGGGTTGCTCTAGATGCCAGAAACAATGAAAGCCAGAGCACTCGTTTCCTAGTTCCTCGTCCAGCCACTCGCAATTCGAGAAACTGGAAAGAAGAAAAATGGCATCAGAATTATCGACACCTTCGCAAGAAACGCGTTTGGATAAACGCGCCCGTACACAGCATAGTTACACGCCTGGGGTAGATACTTGAATGTGTACGCCGCGCTCTTCGCGGCTGTAGCGCTGCTTCCACCGCATCAAGCGCCATTGATTGCCACAATCAGCAAAAAGCCCCGAGCATGCGGGGCTTCTGTTCTCTATTCTGCGGCCACCAGTGTTTGGTGGCGCTTATCGTCTCCAAGAAGTTCTTGGCGATAGCGAAGCATAAGAGCCCGAAACTGAGGGCTCTGGAGCCATGCACGAGCAGTCTCCTCGCGCCGCTCGTTCGCTCGCTCTGCTAGCTTATTCTGCATCTCGCGATCCATTGTTGCCTCCTATGGATACCAGGAGAGATCAACGACCTATTCGAGACAACGACTTCAATGGATTATCGTTTCATAGTCCATTGAATCATGCCCGCTGCCGTTATGCTCCTGTCCTCCACCCAATAGCCGCAACGTTCGAAGACTACGCTTACGCGATCGTGCTTGGCAAGCCCAGGGTGGTCATGGACGGCTTTGTCGCTGACTGCATAGGCATCGCATGTAATGCGATAAACACTTGTCGGCTTGGCGGCATTTAGCAATGCAGTCGTTGCCTTACAAATACCATCTAAGATGTGTGCGCAATCTTCTCGGCTTACCTCGCAAGGTAACTGCGCCTTCCGGAAACAAAATTTCGTGCAGTTCTCGTATTCCACAATAATATTAAAGGAATACTCAAACACATTGTATTTATCGCGCCAATCCAGACTGGCAGCCGCAACGAATATTGCATCGGTGCTCGTGTCCCGTCCGACCTTGACGTAAGCAGCAACATTGTTGCCGGTTCCAAAAAGGGGGACGACTTCGGCAGAGGCCCCTAAGACACGTGAGAATCCCATTATTGGTTCGTTTCTAGCGCCTGCAGGCATGGTTACGGAGCAGCGGGCAACGCACTGTGTAGGGTGATCATCGCACAATCTGCATATTTCGTTGTCACGAGGCGAAGTCAGCTAAACAGCTGAAACAACCGAGGCCTCCGGTCGCCCTCTTCCTTCGAGGTAGGGACCGATCACGGCACCGCTTTCTCAGGGCATGCAATTGGGTACCTCCTTCACTGCGACAGCCACGCCACAATCTATTTGCCCTCAGCTTGGGGCTTCTTTGGCAGGCTTTCCAATGCTAGGCGTTGATTGCCCTCTGCAAGGCTAAACCACGCCTTTTGGCGATCATCAGGCCAAGACGGGTCGAATTTTGGCAAGCTCGCCATCAGCTCCGAAAAAATGCTCGCTGCGTCCCTTTGGGGCACCTGCGCCCGCTCTATTTGATCCATTGGCGGTAACACCGTCCGATGACGCTTCATGACATCCGCGCGGAACTTAATCCCCGCACCTTGGGCAACCATGATGAAAAACGAAGTCGCCTTCATGAGCGTGCTGCCACTGAAGCCCGCGGCCTTCTCGATCTCGGCCGCAATTTCCTTGTTCGTAACTTTGCTCAAGTCAACGGCAGCAGCGTCACCGATGAGGTACGGATAGACACGCTTGAGCCCTTCAATAAGGGCGTAATCGCGCTCCGTATCATCCCGGGAAACTAGCTGCCGTATCGCTGGTAAAGGAAATCCATCCTCGGTGATGAACCCGAGTGATACTAACGCCGAATAAAGCGACACTTGGCGACCATACGAGGCGACGCCAAGGTTCTTCTTCGTGATTCGCTCCGGAACACCGCCCACACGCAACGACGCCACGTAGGCGAGAAATAGCTTCTCGGACGTATAAACTGGCTTAAAAACGGAAGCCTTCCCCGTTTCGGATACATCGATGCCGCGGAGCATGGCTATGTATATGCCTGGCATTAGACTCAAAAGCAAGCACAAGCATAGGCTAAGCACACAAATATCCGAAGAATCCCCGCACACCGGCCATGCCTTAGCCCCGTTGATCTATCGAGACCCAGGTGTCGCCCGGAGAGCAGCACTTGCAGCCCCGCATTACCTTGCTCCTGCGCCGCCTCGAGCTGTCTTACTTGCCGCTTCCGAACGATCGTCCACCGGCTGCAGCGTCAGCGTTGTTGCCCGCCCCGCCACTCCCAAGCTGCCACGCAGCCATGCGCATGCACCCCAAGCTTGCCAGCCCGAGCTCGAGCTTCCTCGTCAACGTAGCTCTGACTGTACCTGACGAACGCCCAGGCGAAGCCGTCCCGGACCATCCGCTCGCCGAGATCAATGCCACCTGCGAAGCACACTGCGACCGTCCTGCCGTAGCGGTCCCTATCCTTCGCCTGGCAGGTGACTGAACGGCCTGCAATCAGTGATTGCAGATGAGACGCTGCCAGCCGGCCCGCCGGCCAACCATCGGGGCACGTTTGCTGGGATTCCGGTGCGTCGATCCCGAAAAGCCGATACCGCTGCCCTCCAATTTTCAGGGTGTCTCCGTCGGTGATGGTCTGAGCCGCACATTCCGAAGAGATGCAGGCCAGAAGCACAAACGCGAGCGGGAGAACCTTCATGCCGCTCTGTATGGCATGCCTTAGCCGCGTTGAGCTGACACTATCTTGCAGCCAAGCCCCGTCGTCTGATCGGGAATGAATCCCATGTTCAACTCGTTGACGCGCTTCGAACCCTTGGCCGGAACGATTTCATAAACCGTCTTCACCATAGTCGCGATACGCGTGCCGCTGTTTCCAGCTCCTTCGCATCCAATCACGACGTCTCGCACTGGAAAGGAAAGTGTCGACTTCAATGTAAAGGACAGCAGAGCCACCGTATCGAAGCCCCCGCGCCTCCACTGATAGTTGGTGATCTCGAGACCCGAGACAATCTCCGACTGGGCGCGACGCTCGACGGCTGCATTCGAATAGTCTGTCGTTGGTGCCGTTGGCGTCCAAGGCGGCGCTGACCTGCTGTCGATGTAGCCCTTTCCAACAAGAGCCACGACAACCGCAAGCAGCAAAAATCCGAAAAACCGCCTCATCTCCCCCTCCGTTGGCGATACGCGTCCACCATCGCCTGCGTGATGTCGGTCGGATAGCAGAGCACGCTCTTGCCGCCCGGCCGGCTGTAGGCACTACTCCCGCCGCATCGAGCGCCATTCTTCTTGCGGGATTCTGGACATGGGCAGGCGCCGCTGTAGCCAGCGATCGACTCCTGGATCATCTGCTTCTTGATGTCGTCGTCGGAAATGCGCTGGGCCTTGGCCAGACCAGCCCCGATTGGCAATAGCAGCAGCAGCCAGAACGCCACTCGCGCAGTCATCTCCGTCTCCGAGAGCCACTTCGCTCGGAACGACTAGGCGCTTCGATACTCGAAAGCCAGGACCATCAGCTTCTTAAGTGTCTCTGCATGCTTCTTGATATCATTCTTCTCCAGACGAATTCGATACGTGCCCCACCTCGTGCCGTACTCAAGAGTCACGAGTCCTGCGTCGGCGATAAGCTTGTCGTTTTCCTCTGACTGATTAAGTGCGATCTCCAGCGTCATGTGTTTCTTTTTTGGGCGGAACTTCACGAAATTGAACGCCCGCCCGTTACGCGCAAGGCCGATATAGAACTTGTTATATTTGAGCTCGAATGCAGTATCGATGCTCTTCACTAACTCCAGGCATTGATCCGCCATTGCAACTGTTTCAGGGCTGCCTTTGATGGTTTCCCAGTACGACCGGTCGGTTGGCGCCGCCGCCGCATCCTCGTCTTCATCAACCAGCCCGCGGGACAGCTCATCGAGAACTTTTGTAAACACCAGAGTAAGGTGTTCACCCACCTTATAGGCCTGCATTTGCAGAGCAATCAGCGGAACGGTGCCATTTAGCAGGGACACGACGTTGAGGAAGCGACTCGTGATGTCCTCTGCCACGAGGACTGCACAGTGCTCGTACTGGGGATATCTCTTTCTCTCGATGTCCCAGTATTCAATTGTTCGAATTATGTGCGCTTCATCGCTCGGTCCGAGCTGAAGCTCGACTTCGTACCGCCGCTTTGTGTCGCTATCCTGCAGAAGAAGATCTAGGCGGCCGGCGCGAGGCTGAATTCTCTCTTGATCTCGAAGGACGAGCTCGCCCAACCCCAGGATGGCTGGATCTTCAGCTATGCGCGCCTGAACCCATTTCTCCGTGTACTCAGGATGTGCCCTCAATAGAACGCGCTCGGGCTTTACGTACATGCCCTCCCCCCATCACAGACCATCACTTCGCCAAGCGCGAAGATGACCTGGCCAGATCAGGCCAGTTAGTTTCTTTCCTCAAGGCTTCTTGATTGCGGGCCGCGGCGCAAAGCGGCGCCAGCTAGCCTCGCAGCAACATTTGTCGGATTTCCCCCAACCCTCTTTTGAGTTGAGATTTACTCAGCCACAGCAACCAGTCAAGCTGAATGGCGAAAAATGAACAAGGGAGGGGAAACCAGTGAAGTTCTGGGCAATTGTTGGAGACGCCAACACTCGCAAATCGTCGACGATAAGAGCGTTGACGGGAGTTCGAACAAGCCACCCGACTTGGCAATTGCGTCTTTCCGGAATCGGAGATGTTTCCGCATATGTTGAGGTGAGTTCGCCCCAAGAGCGCTACCCAAGACTGTCACCGGCTGCGTTCGTCAAACGGGTACGAGATCTGACGCGCGGCACTCCTACCGACTACGTGCTCGTCCCGCTGCGGCATGATCGGCTTAATCGCATGCATGCGGGTATCAACTATATCAATCACTTTGTTCGCACTGCTGGATGGACATGCCTAGGGATTGTAGTGACAAGCCCTGGCCACCCAATTGCACCCTTTCGGGCATACGCACCCAGGGCATTCACCCTGGCATTGCAACCATCAAACGCTATGGCTAGGCGCCTTCGACAGGCGTGGAAAATCGACTAGTTGCCCGTCGCCATGCGGCCATTCACCTTGTGGCTCACTCCATGGGCAGGTGCTGCAGCCGGTCATCCATGCGGCTTTGCACGGTCGCGATCACCAACCGGGTGCCGGCCACTTCCGTGTGAAATTCTAGACTGAGCTGAAGCCGCAAGCCTAAGCTCCAAGCGCAGCTTTCAGTCGAGCCGGACTACACGAGATGAGAAGCATCAGCCCAGCGTTTGCGCAACATCCCGCGGAAGCCAACACCATCGGGCGTATGGTGCTCTCCTTTGGAGAAATCGAGTACTTGCTCTCGTTTATGGCGAGCTGGAATAGCGCTCGGACAGACGACATGCTCCGGGTGCTCTACAGAATCGGCACTACGAGCAGCAGGCTCGCTGCCGCTGACTCGATCCTTCGATCGGTTTGCATTGAACACGAGCTGATCGAAGAATACGACGCCGCGCATTCAGCTTTGATATGGTGTTTAGCCACGAGGAACCGATATGCCCACTGCAACTGGGCCGGCGACAAAGAGGGCTTGTACTTCGTGGATTTGCAGGCCGCGGCTGAGGCTGAAACTGGTTTCGAGCATGACTGGCGGCACGTCGATCTTCCCCTCTTGATGGCGCAAGAGTCGTACTTTCTTTATGTGATTGAATGGCTCGAGTTTATCGGTGACGAGATTTTGGTGCGGGCAGGCTCAAGGAAAAGCCACATCTCTCCAAAGCCGCAAGTGAGGCTGCCACCGCCTGCCTATAACCCTCCAAGCCGACATGTCCCCCACTGGATAGCCGAAGCACAGAAAGCCCGACATCTAGCACGTGCCGCGGAAGAAGAATCTGGCGCCCAGAGACCCACACGGAAACGGCTCGCTCTTGAGACGAAGATTGCCGAGAAACGGGCAAAGCAAGCGGCCCATCGGGCGAAGAGCGCGGCGGGTCGGAAATCGGGCAATGGGGAACCTCCTCCCCAATAGTGGCCGCTCCTTTTGCACCAGGCCGGGAACTCACTCGTTCGCACTCCCAAATATCATTGGTGTCTCTAGGTACTCCAGGCCCTGGACGCTACTATCCGTGCATTGACGATGCCTTCCTAGTTGCCGGCGAAGCGCGCTCGACCGCCCGCCCTCCCTCGGCCCCGCGGATGTTGCTAACTGCCTCACCTGCCGCTGCCGGATGATGGTCCGCCGGCAGCATCCCAGCGCCCTTGCCAGCTTCCCATCCGTAGCCAGGCTGCCGTCGTCCATCTTGCCGGTGGCGCATACACGCTCGAGCAAGGCCGTGTCGGCGTCGGTCCAGACCTTGCGGGCTTTCTCAGCTGCAGGCACTTCATCTGATCTACTGGTTGATGCCATCTCGTTCTCCTTGGTTCAGCCCGTTTGGTGAGCCCTGAGCGAAGACGCACTTCGCCCTTGCGAGGGGAGAAGCGCGTCTTCGAGCCAGTCAGCCCGCCAGGAGCCGCCCGTCGCTCAAACGCATCGCTATAGGGATTGCCGGTTGATTCCGGCGCGCGGGTGGATTGGCCGATCCCCGCTTACCCAGTCTTCGATCCAATGGCGGTCGTGCTCGACAGTAGCGATCCCGTCGGCACAACGTGCTGGTGCTTTTGACCCAGCGTCCTGTGCGTAGCTTCTGTTCCCCGGTGGCGCTCACGGTCATGGTCCCGCAGATGACGCCATTACAGAGGGGCTATATTGGACGGCGAAGCCCACCGTCATTGAGGTCACGCGGCGCATAGCCTCCTCTGGATGAGGTCAAGGAGGAGCGCCTGCAGTGCGGGCAAGCCTGACGACAGGTGAAGGTCGTTGGCATCCGTGCCCAGCTGCGGCGGCATCGCCCAAGGAAGGCCAGTGCGGCGAGCGAAGTATTCGCCCGTGCCCAGACCGCTGAATTGCGGGATCGGCTTGTCGTTGTCCGTCACAATCAGCGCCCGGCGGCGCTTGGCGGCCACCTCGGCCACATTCGCAGCGGCGAAGCAGCAGGTAACGCGAGCTCGCACGCTCATCTCTGATAGAGCCGCTTTAATCGACAGGCCGGTGGCATAGCCTTCGCAGAGGACTTCGAGGGGACCATCGCCTATGGAGAAAGACGCACCACTCATCCGGCCGCCCGTCAGGCTCATCTTGCGGCCATCCTCGTAGATCTTCTGTAGCGTCGTTATTTGGCCGCCGATCCGCCCCGGCACGAGCAGCATATCCTCCAGGACGAGCCCTATGACCTTGGGGAAGCCCTTCCTGGCAAGATAGGGATGCGTCGACCATGCGGCCGACTTCACCATGTGCTGCGCAGTCTCAGCCGCCAGCCGCGCGGCTGCGGCTTCCTGCTGTCTGCGCTTGGCCAGGTCTGGAAGCGGCTTACGCGGCCCGATGCGACGCTCCTCGCGGGCCTCATGCCAGACCGCCAGCTCGAACGTCTCCCAATTCCTGATCCAGCCGCGCAGGCCGTCGCTGCGATACGCACCGTTCTTCTTCTTCGGGTGCGTCTCGGTCGCGCAACGATGGATGCGGTCATCCTCTCTTAGATGACGGATGATGCAGCCGATCGAGGCGGCGGCTTCGTGAAAGGTCATGGCGCTCATGCCACGGCCCGGCTCTTGGAGTAACGCGCCATCTCACGCCGGCAGAACGATTCCACATCGAATGTCAGAAGGTCCGGCGTAAGCGGGAACCGGTCATATTCGTGTGGGGGCCAGCGCTCATAGACACCCTTGAAGAGCCCGGCGGCCCAACGCCGTCCGGCCATCTCGTCTCCCCGCTTGCGCTCCGTCGCCCAAGCCACAAATGACCGGTGGGCGAACGCCGGGTCTTTCAGCAACGGATGGTTCGCGAAGTCGAACTTACGGGTGGATGCATGCTTGCTCAGATCAAGCTGATGCGTCGTGCCGCTGACCACCGTCACGCCGGACGCCTTGGGTGGCCGCTCCCAGCCACATGCAGGGCAGATCGGCGTCGCGACTGGGAAAACCGCTTTGCAAGACGGGCATGCGCGCTCCTTGCGCTCTTTCTCCGTCAGCTCCCGCGGCTTGCGGTCTTTCTCTGTCCCATCGTTCAGATCGTCAACGCCGCGATCCCAGAAGTCGACAGTATCCTCCAGGAAGCGCATGGCGTTGCCGGTGTGATCGATCACCAGCGCCTTGTCCTTGCCCGGCGCGGGCCGCATGACTCGACCGATCTGCTGAATGTGGGTTGTCAGCGACTTCCGCAACGGACGGCACAGGATGCAGACCTTAACGTCAGGAACATCAAATCCCTTGGCCAGCGCGTCGCAGCTCACCAGCCCCATGATCGCACTGTCCGGCTTCCGGAACTCGTTGATCTTGCGGCGCCGGTCGTCCTCGTCGTCCAGGTAGCTGATGTTCTGGAAGTTGAGCCCGATGCTGGCCATCGCGCGGCAGATCTCTTCGCCGTGGGCAACAGTGCTCGAGAAGCAAATAGCCTTCTCCGGCTTTCCGAAATGCTCGGTCGAAAGCTTGACGTACTCCGTTGCCACGTCGCCAACGATGGTAACGCCTGCCCTTTCCAGGCCAGCGTCATCCCATTCGCCGGTTGATTTCACGGCCACACCGCTGATATCCGCTTCAACGGTGGCATAGACGATAGGCTTCACGAGCGCGCCGCTGGCGATCAGACCGTCAGTGGTCGCTACGTTGACGATGGCCCCGAAGTGATTGCCCAGCCCTTTGGTGAAGGGCGTCGCCGTCAGGCCAATGATGGAAGTCGACTCCGGCAGGTTCTTCAGCCAGTCGAGCGTCGACTTATAGAGGGTGTGGCACTCGTCGATCAGCACGAATTTCAGGTCGCGCAGATAGTGCGAAACATACCCACCGTTCCCGATGCGTCGCCCGAGCGTTTGGGCAGACACAAGCTGCACGAAAGCATAGGGGTTGCTGCGCCAGTGAGCCGCCTGCATGACGCCGTGATCGATGCCGTAAAGGTCCATCGCCTGCGATGTCTGGTCGACGAGAGCGCTCCGGTCCGTGATGAAGGCCGAACGCGATCCGGCTTCCATGGCCAACTTCATCAGGCCCAAGGCAATGATGGTTTTGCCGCCCCCGGTGGGCGCGCAAAGGATCTGCCGGCGGTGGCCCTTGCGGATATTCTCCCGCGCGCTCTCGATGGCCGCAGACTGGTAATCTCGGAGGACGAGAGCCTCGGCTGGTAGGGAGAACATGTCAGGCATCCGCCCTACCCTTCCAGCCCGCGGCGATAGCCCGCTCCTTCCACATCTTTTCCCGGTATTGCAGCGAGCCCTTCTCTTCGATCAGCGCAGCAACACGGCGAGTCAGAGCGGCGACCTGCGTAGTCAGTTTGGCGTTCTCCTCGGCCAGATGGTCGGCCCCCGCCATGGCGATTCGTTCGTCCCGCTCGATCTCCAGGTCGCGCGCGGCAGCCTCTGCCTCGGCGTGGAATTCGGGATCCAGAACGACGCGGCGATTGTCACGCTGCCGCTTGTGGGTCAGCAGTTTCTCGAACCTCTCTTCCGGGACTGCGGCATAGGTTCGAGCGCGATGCGCCAAGTTCTTGTCGATGCCCGCCTCAGCCAGCGTCGGGGGAGCATCCTGAGTGCGGGTTAAATCATAACCCGCACTCGTGCCGATGCCCCTGGCGCCGGCCGCCTTGCCGACAGTCTCAGCCTGAGCAGCCAATAGCTCGCCCAGGCGCCGCTCAGCGCGAATGCGAATCTCGGCCGCGTCGACTTCCATCTGCCGGTTCTTGGCCTGCTTGGCGTAGGCACGAACGGCATCGGCCTGGGCCCGCACGTCTAGGACGTCATCAACCGCCTTTGCTTCGGCGAGCGCCTTGCAAGCGGCATCGTAGCGAGCGAGCGGTGGCGCCGGCTGATGAGGCTGGATCGCCGCCATCAGACACCCTGGAGACGATGCTGCCGGTTGGCAGCCCCACTCACGGCTGGCCGTCCTGATCTGCCAGCAGGCGTTCCATGATCTTTCGGGTCACGGCACCCAGCGGCTGCCATTGCCCGGGAGACCGTTCGGAACTCACGAATTCGCGTTTCCTGAGGCGAAGCTTCGGCGCAGCCTCGATGCGCTCGCCCTGTTCACCATGTTCGCTGGGATCAAAGTACTGCATCGTCAGTCCTTTCGCGCCGCGCCACCGCGGTTCAAGAGATCGTCGGGCCGCACAGCTCGCGGCAGATCACGCGTTGCTGTCGCCCTCAGGGTCGTGGACCAGCGCGACAGCACTTCCGCCAGCCACAGCACGGCCTTCCCGCGCCATTCGATAAGCCTCGCGTAGTTCATGGGTTTGGTCCTCGTGCCGTCGTTCTGCGGCCTTGAGCGCATCGAGGCGCTGGTTGAGGGTCCGCCATTCGTCGGCGGTCACGACGCGAGCTTCACAGTAGAACAGCGCCTTCACTCGCCGGTGCTTCCAGGCCAGCGTTCGCGCAACGCGGTTGAACCACGACTTTCTGTTGTCATGGCGCTCGGGCGGGCAGGCCCGAAACATCAGGTCGGGGATCTGCGCGCTAGATTCCATGTGCTTGGACTCCTGGTCCAACCTCTTGGACATGCCGACTCCTATGGTTGTCGCCATGACGAGCAGACATCCGAGGAGAGGCACCAAAGGCTTCGAACAGATCGGAGCGATCATGCAACGCGTGGTGGCGGACATGATCGCACAGCGTAGGGCGGCAGCGGCCTTTGGGGTTAAGGCCGCTGCCAATGATCGGGCCATGGAGGGAGGGGCGCCCGATCAAGAAATCATCAAGTTCACGTCGGCTCAGGCTCCCCCGCACATCGAGCCGTCGTGATCGCTGGCGGTCGGTCGGAGGGCCGGCCGCCAGTTCCTTTTTCAGGGAGGGATTACCGTGCCGAAGCGGAAGAAAGCATCCGATCGCGTCGCCATCGATACCGCCGTCGGTATCGTCGGTTGGCTTCTCGTCATCGAAACAATGCTCATCCTTGAGCGCCGGGGAGTCCTCAAGGCCAAGGACGGCAAACGCATCGTCCTGGCAGCCTTGAACTCCCTCGACATGCTTTCGGAAAGCACCTTCCCTCACCCTTCGTTCGGGATCGCCCGAGAAATCCTTCTCGGCGAGATCCAAGGCTGGGAGGGCCTCAAGCATGAGGAGCAGTGACGGCCGCTGGGTGTCATGCAGCCACTGCCATCGGGCGTATTGAACTAGCATTGGGTGTCGCCTTCTCGACGTAGCCGAGCGGGAATTGGATCCCCAGGCTGCCAGCCGTGCGGGATCAGAGCCTCGACCGCGCGAATAGTCGCGCTAGTTGGCCCCCAACCATCACTATCCATTCCGACGAGCGCAGCCCGAGAAAGCCCCGCCCCTCGAGCAATTGCGGAGTACGAAAGCTTCGCTTCCCTCCGATAGGCGCGAATGCGGTTAAGCAATGCGTCGATGCAAGTGGCGCTCTCCATGTTCGCGTTGTCGCATAAAACTTTATCTGACACAACACGAAAGCGATAAGAAGATTATCCGCGCAAAAGTTTATGCGCCAAGACAGCATGTCGCGCATGTCCGCCGACAATGAACGCGCCAGAAAGAGTTTTGCCAGGTTCCTGAAAGCCAACAGCCTTTCGGGGCGTCAGGTGTCGGAGGCTGCCGGCATGTCTCCTTCGGCGGTCTCCCAGTTTCTCAGAGGCAATTCACAGTCGCCAAAGGCGGACACCTTGCGGAGCTACGCCCGCGGAGCGTCGACGCTCTTACACCGAGAAGTCTCTGTGTCGGAAATGATAGGCGACACCAACTTTAGCGCGATCCAACGAATGCAACGCCCTGTCGGCGCAGCGTCGACCGCATTGCAAACTTTCAGCATCGCCAGCAATGACGAACTGCGGCTCGCCAAGGGAGATCCAATTGCCGAGATCCCAATTCCACCCGGCTTCGATGATGGCCGAGGCGCACTTGCTGTCGTAGAGGATGATCTTCGCCCGTACTTCGAACGAGGGGATGCCCTCTTTTTTCGGACCGGCAGCCAAGTACCCAAACATCTTCCAGGTCGCCCAGCAGTCGTGAGACTCAAGAGTGGCGAGCTGCTCTTGAAGCGTGTTCTCCCCGGCACAAAGCGAGGGCGCTACCATTTGGTAAGCGTCGGAGCATCGGGCCGCGACGCTCAAGACCAAGCAATTGAGGCATTGTCGACCATCGAGTGGACTCTGACCCGCCCCTAGCTGCCTCCACCACATAGAGCGCTTATTCTTCTAGGCACGACGCATGCGCTATGCTAATAATACCCCGTGGCGCACGCCGATACCCCGCAGGGCATTATGGACGATCTTACCAAATTTCGAGCGGCATTTACGGCTGTTATGACAAAGGCTCTGCCGGATTTGGTTGAAGAGGCCCTATTGGCGTGCGGCATGGCGCCTCCGGCTCCAAGCAACAAGCCTTCGCCCTCGCCCGTTCCCGCACCACACAAGCCGCGAACCCCTCGCCTTGCTCGGAACACAGCAAGTACAGCCGTAATGAAGGTAATCAGGGCCTACGAGGATAAGGGTATCGCTACGGCCGATATTCGTCTGCACATCAGGCAGTGGCTAAAGGGCCAGCCGATTAACGACCACACCCTAAAGCGCGTGCTTTTCAAGCTGCGGCAGGAAGAGCGAATCGAAACTCGAAACGGCAAGTGGTTCCCCGTCGGAGCGGAGACACCTGGCGTCGTGCGAACACAACCCCAATCATTCATTCAACCGTTCAAGTACCCGAGATAGGGACGGCGGCCACGAGGGCCGCCGCTTAGTCGAGTGTCCAAGGTACCTCGCCGTAGGAAGCAGTACCGAGGGCAGATCCCCCAACTACGCAAGAAAGCGCGGGGAGGTGGAATATGAGAAGAACTCAATAACTATGTAGGCTCCGCCGCCGTTCCGCATGTGAGGTGCAGGACGCGCGGCGGCCGCCTGTATAGCACGCAGACCAGATTGATCAAATCCTCGAGCACCGCCCGCTTCGAGACTGCGATCGTGCGCCCTCTACAGAAACACAAGAGCGGACCAGCCTATGGCACGCAAGCGAGGCGTCATGCCCTCTTCACCAGCGAAGACTGCTTACTTCGGCTTCTCAGGCCTCATTGACCCTGGTGGAGTAACGCGGATCTGCTCAGCTTTGAATCATGCCGCAAACAACAACTTCGACCAGGTCCATCTCTGCATCAACTCCGCCGGCGGATACGTTGGCGACGGCGTCTATCTTTACAATCACATTCGGGCCATGCCGATCGAAGTCGTCACCCATAATACCGGGAGCGTTTCATCGATCGCAGTGGCCGTCTTCTTGGGCGCACGAAAGCGTATTTGTTCACGGCTTTCGACATTCATGATCCACCCAACATCAATGATGTCACAGCACGAAGGGATGAGCTGGGAAAGGCTTCAAGCAAGCCTAGGCGCGGCACTGGCAGATGATCAGCGTACCGAAGACATCTTGCGCGAGCGGACGACGCTGCCTGATGACCTATTGCAAGCTCGCCGCGTAAAGGACGTACACATCACATCTCAGGATGCACTCAAGTTCGGCATCGTTAACAGTGTCACTGAGCTTGCGTTTCCGCTGGGGCACGAGATCGTCCAAATCTAACAGGCGCATGATGCCATAGGGGCATGCCGTTTAACGGCAATGCCCTAGAGGATTGGCATTTCTCTGATATGCATAATTATTTATTCAATTTTATTGACGATGGATAATATTTTATGCGACACTTCCTTTGCCCAGCAAGCGGAGGGAGCAGGAAAATGCCCGATACATTCACACCCGATCAGTTCAGTCAGACCCAGACGGTGCCGCCGATCAGCGGGGCCACGCCGTGCGCCAAAGACGCAAGGAAAGCGAAGGCGCCGGCCCGCAAGCCCCCGGCTCTGTCCGCCGATCTGCTGTCGCAGATATGGAGGCGGGCAGATGAGATTGACTGTGTTGCCCATCCGGCCAGCATTGCCTTCGGCATGGTCTGGGAGATCATGGAGGATATCTCCAGCCACGCCGTCGATGCCCAGAGCCAGGGAAAGGATGAGCTCCTGACACTTTCCGATCGCCTCTACTTGCTACTCAATGGTGTCCAGGATCGCATGGACACCATGCACAAGGCGGGGAAAGCAATCACTCAGCTTTCGGGCAGGACGCCGAAGCTAGCGACGCACCCCGGCGATGACCCTATCCAACCCTTTTGGACAACGCTGAAGTCAGCACAGGCCGCAATGAGCGCCTGCGAAGGAGATCCACCCGAAGAAATGCAAGACGCCTACCTCGTAGCATGTGATCGCTTCATGGAGACGCGGACGACCTCCCCCGAGGGCATCCTGCGCAAGCTGGAGTATTTAGCTGAGGTCGAGAACGTGGAAGCGCTCTCTCGGGAGGAGCCCCAGCTCATCCAGTGTCGCGTCATCCTCGGGCTCATCCGAGATCTGCGCAGCGCTCTCGGACGGACGGAGTAGCCGCCATGCCCGATACACTGATCTCAACCGAAGTCCTGAGAAATCGTCGTCCGCCGAATACAACAAGCAGCAAGGCCGTCAGTGACCTCTGGAACGCGTACCGGAAAGCGTGGAAGGCCTACTGCGCGGCTATGGATGCCGAGGATGCAGCGATGGAACGGGCGCTGCCTCACCTTCCACCTCGGCCTGCCTCACTGCGTCGCGAGTTGGAACTGATAGACGGTGGGTCGAAGATCTTCGATCTCGACGACGCTCTCATTGGCGAGCTTCGGGAAGAACACGCCCTGACACTCGAAGAGGCTGATGCGCTCCGGGCAGAGCTTCAAAGCTGGCAGGCCAGCTGTGAGGCAGTGAAAGATGTCCATGGGCGTCGCGAGGCAGAGGCGGCGGTGGCAGCTGCTGAGCAGCTCCATGGCGATGCCGAAAAAGCGTTCATTGCGGCTCCGGTTCAAAGCACTGCCGATGCTGTGCTGAAACTCCGCTTTGCTTTGGAGGAACTCGACGCCGAAGAGCGCAGCGGAGATTGCATCGTGCAAGCCCTCTTCACCGTGCTCCGAGGCCTACGGAAACTGACCTGATAACTTAGGGCGCTCGGGCAACCGGGCGCCCTTCCCCACCATGGCCGACGACACCATCCCCTTCCCCCAGCCCCCGCCGTTCGACCGTCTGACCGACGCCGAGCTGCTGAGGCTCGGGCTGTGGGCTGAGAGATCGGCCCTGCCGGCATGGCGCGAGTTCGATCCCGCGATGCCTGCGACACCGCCGGACACGATCCACCGCCTGATTGCCGAGCGGCACGCGCTACGGGCCATCCTGGAGACGGTCGGCGAGTTCCAGGGGAGCATTCAGGCAGTGTTCGTTCGAATGGGGATCAACTCATGACCGCCGTCAGCCGTGAGCTCCGGTCCAAGAGCCAGCCGCGGCGGGGACTACGGCGCATCGAGGCGGCAGCTTATATCGGCGTCAGCCCAACCAAGTTCGACGAAATGGTCAAGGACGGGCGCATGCCCGGTCCCAAAAAGATTGATGGGGCTGCCGTGTGGGACCTCCACGGCCTTGACAGTGCGTTCGACGGCCTCCCCGATAGCAGCCCCGGTGGAAACGCTGGCGTGCCCAATCCTTGGGACTGAAGGGCCCCGCCAAGGAACGCATGAAAGTCGACTTTCCCTACCTGATCCCCGACACCGACCGGCACGGGAATGTCCGCTACTATTTCCGCCGGAAGGGCCAACGGAAGATCCGCATCCGCGGCACTCCCGGCACGCCGGCCTTCCAGCAGGCCTACGAAGACGCACGCGACGGCAAGGCGGTCACCCGCCCCAAGCTGATGCCAGCATCGCCCAGCAGCTTCCGCTGGCTCGTGCAGCAGTATTGCCGCTCGCAGGACTTCCTCGAGCTGGGTGAGAGCACCCGTCGCGTCCGCCGAGGAATCCTGGAAGGCATCTGCCTCAGCAAGACGCCTAAGGGTATCGAACGCGGCACGTTGCCCTTTGCGTTCATCGAAGAGCGCCACGTGAAGGAGATTCGCGACGAGAAGGGCGCCGAGCTGCCCGAGGCCGCCAACGGGCGCCTGAAGGCGCTGCGCCAGCTCTTCAAATGGGCGAAGGCCGAGGGACACATCGCCACCAACCCGGCGCGCGACGTCAGCCGCATGCGCGGCAATCCGGAGGGCTGGCACACCTGGACCGACGAAGAGGTCGCCCAGTTCGAGGCACACTTCCCGATCGGCACCAAGGCTCGCCTTGCCTTCGGGCTCTATCGCTACACCGGCGTCCGGATCTCCGACGTCGTGCGGCTGGGAAAAGGCATGGAGCGCGTGCTTCATACGCCTGAGGGCGAGCCCTACGACGGCCTGCGCTTCACGATGACGAAGAACCGGAAGAAGCGCGCCAAGCCCGGCGAGCCCGCACCTGGTCCGAAGGTGCTCGAGCTTCCGATCCTGCCTCAACTCCGTGAGATCCTGGACGCCACGCCGAGCGGCCACATGACGTACCTGGTGACCGAGTGGGGCAAGCCCTTCTCGGTCGCCGGCTTCGGCAACAAGATGCGGGACTGGTGCGACGAGGCAGGCCTGCCGCAATGCTCGTCTCACGGCATTCGAAAGTTCGATGCCTCGACCGCGGCCGACAACGGCGCGACCACACATCAGCTCATGGCGATGTTCGGATGGGAGAGCGTTCGGCAGGCCGAGGCCTACACGCGGCGCGCGAACAAGAAGAAGCTGGCGAAGGGTGCAATGCACCTGCTGGCGCCGATCGACGAGAACAAAAATATCGCCAAAGTGTCCCACCGGTCTGAAAGTGGGACACTCAGCAAGAAATCCTCTTAG